CCTACTAGACCCTAGAACCGCTAACTTGTGTATTAATCAAAATGCATAAGAATCTTCTTAAGTAATACACACGTATTTCACAATAGGTGTGTATTTAATGCAGACATTATCTTTATTAACCAAAAGAATAACGTGATTACTTTAATTCTCTTCTAACATCATCTAAAATACCATGAAAAACACTAATACTAAGTTTATCCTTAAATTCAATATATGCAAATAATATTACACATATTGGATATAGGATGGGATCGTCCAACAGTATTAATAATATTATCATATAGATAAGTATTCTTAATACTAACCAAATGAATGATATTATCTTTCTCATATATATTAAAATTTAATATGACTCTGCATTTACTTAGGCTTGTCACTAACCATGGCTGCATTATATTAAATTAAAAAGAGAGTTGTGTATCACTTCATACACTGGGTGGTTTGTTATTTATGTTTAATAACTTTAACACCAAAATAGACACCAATTAAAGTTGGTATTATGTACAGTAATATATTAGTTACTGCATAACATGGTTGACTTATTGTTATTACTATATAAAATAATAATACTAACAATAGTATACCAAATAGAATGTAATTGAATACTTTCATTTTCTTCTATATTTATTGTTAAATGTATCTACTGCTTTTTCTCTATTAGGAAAGGTAGTTATTACTAATTTTCCTTCTTTTTCGAGAATAATAGACCACTCGAAAGCGTGCTTTCCAACTAGGATAACTTTACGTCCTAGTGCATCTGTTACGATTGCTCGTACCGTAGAATCACAATTTGATTTGTGATATTTTCTTTTTCTATTCATTTCATGTAAATTACATAATCAACATTTGTTGTCATTTATTAAATGAGTTTATTATTAAATAACATATTCCAATAAATATCCAATAAGCTAATGACCATTCTAATATCATATCTAATATTGCTGAGAATTTCGCTTTTGGATCTAATCCTATTGATAATAGGTATAAACATGACATTATGTAAAATCCTATTGTTGCTTTTGTTCCGTTACTCATTTGTTTCTATTTTTGAATCATTTATAACTGCTTTATAGCCTTGTTAAGACAATTTACTCCCTAAAACTTATTATTACTTGGCGGGTAATTTCAGTGCTTGACGAATATCTTTAGCACGCCACTGGTTTATCGTCCTAACTCTGCGAATAAGAAACTGGTGTCCTCAATGTCTTGGAAGGTTATTAGTTTTTTGAATTTCGCTATATATTATATAAATTACTAATGGGTTTGTTGTGAAAAAGAGAGAAAATGAGGGGAGAGGATGGTGTTTACCATTCCCTCCCACTTACTCATTACAACTCATCGTCGTCTATTTCCTCAGCCTCTAACAACGGATTAGACTTCTTCTCCTCAGCTGCCTTAGCTGCTTCTTTAGCTGCCTTAGCCTTCTCTTTCTGTATCTTGTAGTCCTCCATAGTAATAATACGTTTGGAGTTGGTGAACAAGTTCTCACCACGCTTGATGAGAATTGCATCAGACTTGATACATTCACCTTCGTCAGTACACAGTGTATAGATGAAGACAGAGTTATAGATGGAAGCTACTTTTACTTGCTTACCGTCTCTTTCCTTAGTCTCAGTGATGATTTTACCGTCATTGTCCTTACGAACAAAGTCAGGAAATCCTGCTACTTCAACACAACAGATGGGAAAAACTTCACCAATAGTTTCCTCTATTGTCTTGAAGTACTCATCTTCATGTTCCTTAGTACTACCATATGCAGCCATTAACTGCATCACAACAGGTCTAGTTTGCTCTTGCAGCACCTTTCTTAGACCTGATTGTCTGAACTCACACACTGCGTAGCGTGCTTTGCCGTCTTTAGAGGTCTTTACCTCTACTTTCGTAAGTTCGTAGTTCTTTACGTCTTTATCCTTGATAGACAAATCCATATCATTTTACGGTTACCTATACACCATAAGGTTTTATTAACACATTAACTCTTTGACGGGGGATTTCCCCTACTTGTTAGGAGAGGGGACTTGATATTGTACTGGTCCTCGCTTTCAATTATACCCACAAAAATATTTTTTATAAAAAATTTTTACAACACTTATTATTCATTTTCGTTCTCTAATTAGAATTTAAATAACAGCAATATGATATTTGAACAAGAATTAAAAGATAAAGGATTTGAAATTAAAGATAATCAACTCTATTATGAATTTAGTGACTTTGAGCTATTAAGAGCTAGAGTAAGTGAATGGGATTGCGCTGATGGTACTAAAGCTTTGAAAGTATCAGATCTTAGGTTAATGAATCCTATGGAGGAAGGTATGGCTCATATGATGATTTCATATTCACTTTACTTTAGGGATATTAACAAATTTTATGAATTATTAACACTTTTAGGTTATAAGATACGTTAAAAATAGTTAAATTATGTTAAAAGAATTAACAGTTAAAGAGGTAGAAGCTATCCTAAGTAAGGATAATAATGTGTATGGTATAGATAGTATTGGTGATCATGTATATAAAATACCAGGTTTAGGGTATACTGGACCTAAAGGAGCTACTAGATTTGTAAATGAATTAAGGCAACAAGTTAATGAATTAACTACGAAACTCTCGTAGATATGTTAAATAATTATAAATAATGTTAAAATGACACATTGTGAATGGCTAGAAGAACATGGTTTTATTAATATAAAAGACCATTGGAATGGTAATTGGAACTATAGAACTTATCAGAAAATATATGAAAATGGTGATCTCATAGAAGTAGACATTGAAATAGATTCAGAAAATGATTTTATGGATGAGTACTTGGTAAATTGTGAGTTATTCTGTAAGAATAAAAATGGTACTCATGATAGCTTTACTCTAAAATAAAAATTTATTATTAAAGAAAAATGGAACAAAATTAGATTATAATACGTTCCTACATCCAGAGTAGGATATAATAGTAGTTTAAAATGCAATTAGTAGTAATATAAACCATTACTCTTACTCTAGATAACTGCAGTATATAATATATTATTATCAAACTATATCATGATGAATGAACCAAAATACTTAGAAATGATTAGACAAGGAGTTGTTAACATAAATGGTGATGATTTTAAAATAATCAGAGCATATGATGGATGCAGAGGGTGTTATTTTAGACAATTTGAAAACTTTAGTGGGTGTCTAAATAATGTTGCACAAGGTATTTGTTGTAGTGCTGGTGGTCACATTCTAAGAAAAATTTCAGAGTAATAGAACAAAAATTAATTAAGTACGTTTAGCCAGTATGGAAAATCAACATGACATATTAAAGACCGTTATAGACGGTTTAGTGTATATCCCTACTAAGGATATGATAGTTAAGCCCTTAGAGGATGAATACGTAGAGAAAGAAATTATTAAGCCAGTAGAGACTGGTAAAAAGGACGAAAATGGTTATGATATCAATGACACTGAAACAGTTAAAGAAAAAGTGTTAACTACATTCAGAAAAGGTATTGTATTACGTCTGCCATCTGGGTATCAATGGCAAGATGAGAACAATCATCCTGAAGTAGGTGATGTGGTAGCATATCCTAGGAAAGCATCGATTGATTTTGATTTGTTTAAAGATAGTCAATTAGTAAATCCTTATAATGTAGTAGCCTTTGTTAAAGGAGAAAAATATTTTAAAGACTAAGCGTAGTCTTAATTAATCGTGGTTGTAGTTGGATGTACTAGGGGTTAGCATAAAGTTAACCCCTTTTTATTGTATAAAATATGCAACTTTTTTTGAATATTTGCGTTATGTGGGTATGATTAAAGAAATGATAAATAATATGTTGGGTGAGTACTCAAAGTTCATTCAAATACAAGATGATGGTACAGTTAAGGTATTTGTTCCAGAAGACGTTAATAATCCTTCTATGAAAAATGCTACAGAATTAACATTATCTAAGAATGAAGCAATTAGTCTCATGGGTTTAGTAACCCAACCCAAACAATACGAAGTATGTGATTCTTCAAACAATTGCAGAATCATATCTGAAAAAGATCCTGATTTTGACGTAAACAAGTGGATTAAATTAGCACTTGGAACTATTAAAAAATAAATACTATGTCAGATTACCGAGTTACTATTACAACAGTCAGGGAAAAATGCCCATTTGATGCTAAACGGAAAAGCAAAGAATACTGCAAAGTGTGTAAAGCTTGGAAAGATCCTTGCTCAGGATTAGGTATAGAAACTACTATTTCTTCAAGAAAGATTGGAGAAGATAAAATGAAACAAATTTTAAATATTATTAAATAATATGATTACAGAATACAAAGTTATTAAACCTTTTGGTGTATTGAAATCAGGTGATATCCTTACTTTGGAGGATGGTATGTATACATTCTCTGATGAGAAATCTTCTGACTCAGAAAATTATTATTCTCAAGTAAATGTAGCTGTATCTAGTAATATGATTGAAGAGTATGCTAAAAGTGGTTTAGTTGAACCAATTGAAAATGTTACTGTTGAATCTAATGATGAGAAGAAAATCAGACAGATTCGTACTATTATTGCTCAATTGAAGAATACTTACAATCAACGTAAGAACAATATTGAGAAAAAGTATCAGGAAGGTAAAATTCAAACTTGTGTGAAAGTAGAGCATGATACTGTATATTTCAATATGATGAAATTGTTAAATAAACTCGAGGCAATCATAAATGAATAAACTAGTAAAAACCGTATCAAATGAAGAATTGATACCAGAGTTTTTACAAGCGCTTAATGGAATACTTAGGTTAACTGATAGGGAACTTGAATTAATGGCTACACTTATTAAAATGGATATGGAATACGTTAAGGAACCTAATACAAATAAGAATGTAGCAAACAGATATAATAGAAAATATATCATTGAGAATTTAGGTATTACTAAGGATAACCTAAGTAGATACATTAAGTCTTTCAAAGAGAAGGGTATTTTAATAGCTGGACCTGCTGAAGACGAACTTAGCGTAAATAAGGCTCTGATACCAGTTGTTATTGGAGATCGTTTGCAACTAACGATAATACTGAGAATAAAATGAAATGTTTAGATATAAAAACAGGTTCCATTCTTATCTATAAGAAATATGGTTTACTAAAATGTTGGTGGAATAAATTAATGAGAAAAGAATTACCATTTAATAAGTATACTCTTTACTTTGGAAATTCTTCTATGTTTGTAGAAACCACGAACATCAAAGTAAAAGAAAAAGATAGATATATAATTTTAGAACCTATCAAACCATATAGTAAAAAGGAAGAAAAAGCTCTTAAGTTAGAAGTAGTAGAACACGTTATGATGAACAACGACACAAAGGATGTGTTTAGTGTGATAAATATAATTAGACCTTCTACAATAGACGTAGAATCATTTACAATCGATGGTTTGCTTAAAAATAAATACTATAGAATAGTATATGATTCAAAAGGAAAAAACTTCTAATATCTATATACAATTAGCAAATAAATATAATATTCCACATCAAGTAGTAGAAGTAATTTGTAATCACCCGTTTAAATTTGCAAATAGAGTTATTTCAAATGATGAAGATACTAAAACAATAATGTTTGGGTATTTATTCAAAATCAAACCAAAAAGAAAGTATGAAAAAACCAGAGAGAATGAAAAACAAAACAACTAAAGCTTTTTTATATCAAAATCTATATCCTGTAAATCTTTATGTTACTACTCTGGATGATTGGGAAGATGCTTGTGATTTTTTTGATTTCTTTCTTACTACCAAAGAACTTAGAAATGATGAACCAGAAAGAGATCGTCCCAAACTAAGTAGTGTAATGGGAGCTACGTTCTTGGTCAGAGAGAAATATTCTAGAGCTGTTGGTATATTAATAGTACTAGATGATTTCCATTGTTCTACTTTAGCTCATGAATCAATCCATTATGCAGATGCTGTATATGATTATTTATCAATGAATGCAGAAGGATATAATGAAGGAAATGAACAATATGCTTATTTAGTTACTTGGTGTGTGGAACAACTTGAAGATTTTATAGAATGCAAAAGGAAGGAAAAAAGAATGACAAGAAAGATGACAAAACAAGATGGGAATTAATGCCTCTTGATTGTCTTGAAGATATTGCCAGAGTATATACAGAAGGAGCTAAGAAGTATGGAGAAAATACATGGCAGAATTTAGAGAACGGTTATCAAAGATACAAAGCGGCTTTGTTGCGTCATCTGTGGGAATTCGAAAAAGGAAATGAAATAGATCCAGAAACAGGTTGCCACCATCTTGCGCAAGTATGTTGGAATAGCATTGCTCTTCTATATCTTTCTAAGCACTCTATGAAGGATATGACCGTAGAAATATGGAGAACCGCATACAATTTTCCAGATTATGAAGTATCTAATTTTGGTAAAGTACGATCAAAAGATAGAATAATAGAACATTCTAACGGACGTCTACATAAAACGATTGGAAAAATTCTAGTTCAACGGCTAGATCACAACGGATATCTAACTGTATCATTACAAAAGAATAAAAGGAATTACAAAGTAAAAGTACATAGATTAGTATTATCAACATTTTCAGAATGTATTGGAGAACAGGTAAACCATATAGATGAAGATAAAACTAATAACAAATTATTGAATCTAGAATGGTGTACTGCTAAATACAATGCTAATTATGGTACTAGGAATGCAAGAATTCAAAAAAGGAATGAACACAGAAGAAAAACTGGACAAGATACTACTGAATCAACAAGTGATACTACTGTATCTGAGGCAGATCTTACAAGACACAAATCGTAGTCAATTCCTTGAAGATTATGCTGCAAATTTAGCAGCACAAGCAACAGAAATAATATTAGGACACAATATAGTAAGAAAATAATATGGAATTAAAATTTAAGAAATTACAAGAAGACGCAGTATTACCTAGTTATGCTAACCCTAATGATGCTGGTTTAGATTTAACAGCAATTTCCTTTACTCAGGAATTTGATAAGAGCGGTAAGTTAGTATTAGTATATCATACAGGTTTGTCAGTAGAGATTCCTGAAGGTCATATGGGTTTGATCTTTATGAGATCATCTATTTCTCAGAGATCTATGTCAATGTGTAATGCAGTAGGTATTATAGATTGTGACTATAAAGGTGAGATTCTTGTTAAATTCAAGATTACTACAGATGCTCTTCCTACAATCTATCAACCAGGTGAAAAGATTGCTCAGTTAGTAGTAATGCCTTATCCAAAGATGGAGCCTGTAATTGTAGAGGAATTGGCAGGCGAAGATCGTGGTGGTGGATTTGGTTCAACTGATAATAAAGAAGAAAATGAGAATGCAGAACAGGGACGAGAAAGCGGAGCAACTGAAGGAGATAATCAATCAGTACAGTAAAAATCCAGAGTATGTTAATGCATTTTATACTAAACAAGAAGCAGTAGATGCATTGAATAGACATTATAAAAACAGATACATTAAAATAAATTTAGATTAATATGAATACGTATATTTATACAGGTAGCAACTCATTGTTAACAATGAAGGATAACGATATTAAGAATTTTGTTACTATTAGTAATCATTACTTAAATATTGATTGGGCTTGGGTAATTGAGGAAGATGGTACCTTTGTAGCTAATAAAAAGAATATGATGTAAAAGCTGGTGATGTAATCTTGGTTCTCTATGCTGGTTATAGAGAAAAAGAAGTACCAGTTGAAGATAGAAGAAAAGTTAGAGATTTTGTTATTATGAGAAATGAAGATTTTTATAATAATTATAAATTGAATGAAGAATACAAGCAAAATCGTAATATGAAGGATTGCAATTGTTGCGAAGCTTGTGTTAAGGAAGCTTAAAGATGAATTTAGCGGATATAGTTGGTGGACAAGTGGTCATACATCCAGACATGTTGGCCATTCCACCATTTAAAAAACTTTGGGATTCATTCAAAGATAAAGATTTAGCAACGAAATATTTATGGTACATAGTACTTAAAAACAAATACGATTCTCCTTATGTAGAAACTATGGAGAGAGATCTAATAGAACCTACATTAAAGAAAGAACTATTTGGAAATGAAAACTATGAATTACCAGAAATAGTAATACAAGCAGAAGATAGTTGGAAAAGTAGAACATACTCCTTACTTGAGTATATGTTAGATGGATTACTATTAAAACTTGAAGGTGCTGCTAAATACTATCACTTATCTAAAGATGACGAAATGGATTTAGATTCTATTAAAAAGCTTACAGATGGTGCTAAGAATATGGCTGGAGTAATAGAATCAATTGTGAAACTTAAATCTCAAGTAAGAGCAGAAGAGATTAAGAATAGCAAAGTTAGAGGCGGTGGAGAAATGAACCCATTTGAATTGGTAAAAAAGAAGTTGTAGAAAATACGACACAATAAAAGACATTATAAAAACCTGCCCGTTAAGGGCTTAAAGAAATTGCAATTATGGCTAAGACTAAAACTAGTAAAAAGAATACTAAACCAACAATGATTATTTTTGATTTTACTGAAGTATATAACAATATGAAAGCAGAGCAAGAAAGAGATTTAGCTGAAGCTGCTGCTTATGCTATATCACATATCGATGAAAAACCAGAAAATAATCAAACTACTAAAACTAGTTTATGGCAGAAAATTAAGAATCTGTTTAAACGAAGAAAGTAATTTATGATTGATTTCACAAAGAGAATCAAAAATAGTGATAAATTTAGACGCTCGGCTCTTGCTTATATAGAGTCGGGCTCTTATTGTAATTACCCTAAAGGTACATCAGAGTATTTCAATTTTTGGGAAACAGAAATGGATAGATGCATCAATGGTTATACTGCAGATGATGGAGATTACATCACTGGGTATAACTATTTTTATTTGAACTACTGTCCAATTCAAAGAATTGTATACAAAAATAAAAAGAATAAACAAGGTCAAGAAGAGCTAATAAAAGTTAGAGAGTTAGCATTTCCTGATTTTTATGATTATGACTATTACTATTTTCAAGCTATTGAAATTGCACAAGATCAAGGTAAACACTTATGTGTAGCAAAAGCTAGACGTAAAGGTTACTCGTATAAAGGCGGTTCTATGCTTTGCCGTAATTTCTTTTTAATACCTGGCTCTAAGTCTTATGTATACGCATCAAACAAACAATATCTTACAGATGATGGTATTCTTACTAAGGCTTGGGATTACATGGACTTTATAGATGAAAACACTGCATGGGGTAAAAAACGACAAGCTGTAAACACTAGCATGCGTCGTAGAGCTTCTATGATTGTAACTGATAACTTTGGTAATAAAATTGAAGTTGGTTACAAATCAGAGATAATAGGTGTATCATTGAAAGATAACCCAGATGCTGTACGTGGTAAAGCAGGTATGTTAATACTTTGGGAAGAGGCAGGTACTTTCCCAGAACTTAAAGCAGCATGGCAAATTGCTAGACCATCTGTAGAACAAGATGGCGTTGCTTTTGGTCTCATGATTATGTTCGGTACTGGTGGTGACGAAGGTCCTGCAGTAATGACATTACGTGAAGCATTTTATAACCCTAAATCGTACAATTGCATAGGTTTTGAAAATATATGGGATGATGGTATCCAGAGTAAGGAATGTGGATTCTTTATACCTCAACATACTAATTTGGATATACGTGATGAGACTGGTAAACGATTGTATATGGATGAGGATGGTAATACTCTTCATGACAAAGCAAGACAGTTTATTTTAAATCTACGTGAAGAAGAATTAAAAGAAGCTACTAGTTCTCAACAAATAGATAGATATGTAGCAGAACACTCTGAATCCCCAGCAGAAGCATTTACTGAATTATCTGGTAATATATTCCCAAAAAAAGAATTACAAAAACAATTAGCAAGGATAAGAACCAATACCAAGTTACAGAATCACAAACAAGTAGGTACACTTACTTTGGTTAATGGAGAGATAATTTGGAATGTACAAAAGACAGGAGATATAACCGAATTTCCATTACCAAAGAACTCTGATCCTACTGGTAAAATAGTTATATGGGAGCATCCAGTTAAAGATGCACCATTTGGTTTGTACATAGCTGGTATTGACCCATATGATCATGATCAATCAGGTACTAATTCATTAGGTTCTTGTTTTATATATAAACGTTTTCAAGATTTTGAATCATACTCAGATATCATTGTAGCAGAGTACACAGGTAGACCAAAAACTGCTGAAGAGTTTTATGAAAATGTTCGTAAGTTGCTTATTTACTATAATGCAAAAGCAATGGTAGAAAACCAAAATACTGGTTTATTTACTTACTTCAATAATAAACATTGTAGTCATTTACTTGCTGATCAACCAGACATTATTAAAGACATTGTCAATAATTCTACAGTAAATAGACGAAAAGGATGTCATATGAATAGAGAAATCAAACTTTGGGGAGAAGGTAAGATTAAAGAATGGCTAGAAGAACTTAGGGATCAAAAACAATTAGGTTTAAATACTGTATTGTCTGAACCATTCCTCGAAGAACTTATTCAATATAATGATAAAGGAAACTTTGATAGGGTTATGGCATTTATGCAGGTAATGGTCTATAGAGAGCAATTGTACAATATACAAGTAAAAAAGAAAGAGGATGTTGAAAAGAAAATGAGATTGTTTGATAAACCGTTGTTTAAAAATACAGATGATTCATTTACATTCATACCTTTAAATAATAACACAACCACATTTATGTTTACTAATTAATATGGAAAGAACAGTCAACTCATTTCCTATCCAAAGACTACCACTCAGTAAAAAAACCGAAGAATGGCGAAAAGACTGCGTGGATTATATTATTGGAATATCTGGCATAGCTTCATCTGAAAGTATACCTGATGAAGAAGAAATGCAAAGCTATTATGATTTATATAATAGCATTTATAATGAAAAAGATCTAAAGTATGTTACAAATCCTTTCAATCAGGATGATGGTTTTCCAGCAATGGCACAGGATTATAATATTATACGACCAAAAGTAGACCTATTATTGGGTGAAGAAACAAAGCGTCCATTTAACTTTAGAGTGTGTCGTACTAGTGATATTGCTAGTAGTGAAGTTCAGGATAAAGCTAAACAGATGTTATTAAATTATATGCAAGCTGCTATGCTTGCTAAATTAAGCCCAGAGGATCAAGCTAGATTTCAAGAAGGATTACAGACTGGAGAAATTCAAACACCAGAGCAAATACAGAAGTATTTAACAAAGGATTATAAAGATGCAGCAGAAACAACAGCATATCAAAGTCTATTGTTCTTACTTAAGAAAGAAAACATTTCCCATGAATTTATGAAAGGCTTTAAAGATGCACTTGTTGCAGGGCTTGAAGAGTACTATGTAGGAATTAGAAATGGTGAACCAGTTATTAAAAGAATTAATCCTAAAGATTTTAAATATCCTGCAGAAGAAGGCATTGAATTCATTCACGATGCATCTTGGTGTTGTTATAGATCATTAATGTCATGGAGTCAAATATACGATCAGTTTTATGATAAACTGGATGAAAAGCAATTGAATGAATTGTTAGAAATAGTAGATCAAAAGCCTACAGCAGGATTTGGTCCAGATAAAAGTCCAGTAGATGATTTTGTTCATTATAATTTAAAATCATACAATAAATTACCAGATCATAATCCTTATGGAGACCCAGATAATATTGTAGTTTATCATGTATGTTGGAAATCACTCAAAAAGATAGGCTTTGTTACAATAATAGATCCTGAAACAGGTATGCCAGATGAAATACAAGTAGATGAATACTATAAACCTACTGGGGAAGAAATCAATGTTGAATGGAAATGGATCATTGAAGCATGGGAAGGATATAGAGCAGGGGATGATCTTTACTTTGGTATGCAACCATTAGAGTACCAATTCCGTAGAGGAGACAATTTAAATAGTGCTAAATTACCATACACTGGTGCAGCTTATAGTAATACAAATACTAAAGCCAAGTCATTAGTTGCTATTATGAAACCACTACAATACATGTATATCATACTTTGGTATCGTCTTGAAATGGCAATAGCTAGAGACAAAGGAAAAATACCTGTAATAGATGTTACTCAAATACCTAAGAGTATGGGTATAGATGTAGATAAGTGGATGCATTACTTAGGGGCACTTGGTGTAGCATTTGTCAATCCATACGAAGAAGGTTGGGACATTCCTGGTAGAGAGGGTGGTAAACCATCACCATACAATCAATGGACTTCTATTGATGCAAGTATGTCTAATACTATTAATACGTACATTCAATTACTTGCGAAGATTGAAGAAATGGTATCTGAATTGTCCGGAGTAACAAAGCAAAGACAAGGATCTATTTCTAGTAATGAGCTAGTGGGTAATGTAGAAAGATCTGTAGTTCAATCTGCTCATATTACTGAGCCATGGTTTTGGTTACATAATCAAATTAAAACACATGTATTATCAATGTTATTAGATAGTGCCAAGTTTGCATGGAAGGATGATAAAAAGTATTTAAATTATATATTTGATGAGGGTACTAGAACATTCTTGCAAATGGATGACAATTGGTCATATGAAGACTTTGATATTTTTGTAACCGATAGTACTAAAGAAAGTCAAGCCATTGAACAACTTAAGAGTCTTGTACAGCCAGCTATGCAAAATGGTGCATCATTATTAGATGCTGCTGAAATATTTACTAGCGACAATTTAAGTGTAATCAAATCCAAATTACAAGACATAGAAAACAACAGATTGGAGCAACAACAAGCAATGCAAGAACAAGAAAATCAACAACAGCAACAGCTTGTTGAAATGCAGAATCAAGTTAAGGAAGAAGAGCTTATGCTTAAAGAAGCTGAACTTGATCTTACTAAATATAAGATTGATCAAGATAATGCTACTAAGATTACTGTAGCTCAATTAAATGCATATAGAGGATCTGAAAATATGGATCAAGATATGAATGGTGTACCTGATGTAATTGAAATTGGTAATCAAGAAATAGCTAGACAAAAAGCTGTATCTGATGCTATGAGCAAACAAATGGATTTAGCAAACAAGGCTAGAGCTGAAGAAAATAAGAAAGAACTTGAAAAGCGTAAAATTGCTGCACAAGAAAAAGCTGATAAATTAAAGGCCACCATCGAGAAAGAGAAAATAGCTCTTGAAAATAGAAAATTACAAGAAGCTAAAAGATTGCAGAAGATGAAAGATGATGCAGCTTATAAGAGAGAACAATTAAAAGCAAAGACTGCTTTAAAAAATAAAGTAGTTGGTGAATCTAAATCTAAAAAATAGGAGGACTAATTATGGCATGTAAAGGAGGCTCTAAAAAAGGCGGAAAAGGTAAACCAGGTAAGACAGGTAAGTAAATATTACTAGTATGAAATGGAAAGATCTATCTCTTAAAGAGAGAAAACAGATATATGATAGTGTCAGGGCAAATAACCCTGATGCTACATATTTTGATATTAAAGAGCAATTTGATTCTATTCCAGAGTATGAAGATGGAAAAGCTGGTTATACTCCAGAAGAAAGGGCGTGGGTTGCTAGACGTACAGTAGAATTAGGAATGGAAGGAAAACCTGCACCACAAGATTCTTTGTACACTATTGTAGATCGTGCAAAAGTTCAAAACAAACCTAAAAAATATGATCCTACAGATTCAGCTATAGAACAAGGAAAACAAGTATTATCAGGATTAAATAAAACAGTAGGAACTGCACTTACTGGCGCTTCATTAGCTACATATGATTTTGGAATATATGAGAAATCCGACATCAAATAAAATGGTTAAGAATCAATATGATTTGTATAGAAATAAAAACGAGTATATTGATAGATTAAACAAACTAATTCCTATGGAAATTTTAATGCCATTAGGTGGTGCTGGATTTGTAGGTCATGAACTAAATAAAGAATAATCAATATGGAAAATTTATACCCAGTATACCCAATTCCTTCTTATAAAGACGGAGGTATACACATCAAGAAAAAGAATCGTGGGAAGTTTAACGCACTTAAGAAAAGAACAGGTAAAAGTACAGAAGAGTTAACGCATAGTAAAAACCCATTGACTAGAAAACGTGCAATATTTGCTCAAAATGCTGCTAAGTGGAATCATAAAGGAAGAAAGAAAAAATAACAATTACAATCTAATTATAATTAATTATGGAAAACAATAGTAACGATACACTATTTGGATTTACAGCTATAACTGATATATTCACTGAACAAGTTGGTAACACCATCTCTCAAGACGATGATATTGATGATGAAGAATTAGAGAGACTAAAACAAGAGTCTGCTAAAGCTAGACCTGCTACTCCTGGATCTAAAAATAAAAAGACAGAAGAAATAGAAGAAGAGGAAGAAGTAGAGGAAGAGGAAATCGATGAAGTTGAAGAGGAAGAAGTAGAAGAACCTAAGAAATCTAAGAAAGCCTCTAAGAAAAAGGATAAAGAAGAGACTGAAGAAGAGGAAACCGAAGAAGAAATTGAAGAAGAGACTGAAGAAGATGAAGTTGAATCTAAACAAGTATCTGCTTTATTTGATGCAATTGCTGAAGAATTAGAATGGGATTTTGATGAAGAAGAGGAAGAAGAAAAACCAAAGACTGTAGAAGAATTGGTTAAGTATTTTAAAGAAGTAATCGAAGAACAATCTACTCCAGAATATGCAAGCGAAGATGTTGCAAAATTAGATGAATTTGTTCGTAATGGGGGTAAGTTAGAAGATTATTTCTCTATTACTCCGGACATTGATGTTGACAATGTTGATATTGAAAATGAAAATGAGCAAAAGATAGTATTGAGAGAGTTACTAGCTAGAAAAGGTTACAGTGACAAACAAATTGCTAAGAAAATCGAAAGATTTGAAGATGCTGGAGTATTAGAAGATGAGGCTAGAGATGCGGTTGAGGAACTTCAAGAGATTGTTGCAAAAGAGAAAGAAGAGCTATTAGAGCAACAAAGAATCAAAAAGGAGGAAATGGTGCAGCGCCAACAAAAGTTTTTTGATGACGTTGTCGGTGAAATAAAGTCCTTGGACAATATACGTGGTATCAAAATACCAGCTAAGGACAAGAAAGAATTATTGGCTTATATATTTAAAGCCGACGCTAGTGGAAAGACCCAGTACCAAAAAGACTATTCCAAGAGCGTAAAGAATTTAATAGAGTCAGCTTATTTTACAATGCGAGGTGACACTTTGTTAGATGCTGCCAAAAAACAGGGTACTAGCTCTGCTATTAAAAATCTGAAAAATAGTCTCAGATCAACAGGCGTTAGTAAAGGTACTAAGAGAATTAATACAAGTTCATCTAACTCTATTTTTAGTCGTGCAGTACAACTACTTTAATTAAAAATAAATTACTAACATTTATATGGATAACGGAATTTTAAATAATTTACAGATCGGTAGAGGTAAATGGTTCTCAGATCTTGTTGATGAGAATATGATTTCAAATGCAATGCTTACTAGACCGTATGAAGTAACCCGTGTTATTTCTTATGTATTCGGTTCTAAAGATGATGGTTATAGCACTTCTTTGGATGCAATTACTGGTGGTCTTGGTAATGTAATGACAATTGACCAAAGAGACTACGAATGGTCTGTAATGATCGATAGCGATAGAGCTGTGACAATTCGCTCTGCAAAATGGCAGGGAACAGAAATCACTACTGTAAATGCTAGCACAATTACGGCAGGTTTGGGTAACACACCTATCATGTTGTGGTTAGAGGACAAATGGTTTGGTCCTGGTGCAATTTTGGAATTTGATAATAGAGAGTATCAAGTACGTGTTTCTGGTGCTCCTTATCAAGATGGTAATGAATGGGTTTATACTTGTTTCATTGCAGATGGTCAATCTAACTCTTATATTCCTGGTGAATATTTGTTAGCTGGTCGTCAAGTATCTCGTTTAGCTTCTGCTTACGAAGAGTACAGTGAAGAGGGTGATATCCTGAATTATAATACTCATTTCAAGATGAGAAACTTCTTGTTTACGACTCGCTTGGATTATGATATTACAGGTACAGCTTATTCTACAGTACTTTGGATTGCTTTGAAAGATCCTAAAACTGGTAAGACTTCTTACTTGTGGTCTGATTATCAGGAATGGAAGGCAATGCGTGAGTGGTCTAAGAGATGTGAGAGAATGATGGTTTACTCTAAGTCTAATGTAAATAAAGACGGTTCTACTTCATTGTTAGGTACAAATGGTCGTCCGGTTTACATTCCTGCAGGTTTGTTGCAACAGATTGCTCCGTCTAACAGACGTTACTATACTGAATTGACTCCGGAATTGTTGGAAGACTTCTTGTTTGACTTGTCTTACAATATCTTAGGTACTAACGAACGTAAGTTTGTTGCTTTGACTGGTGAAATGGGTATGAGAGAATTTGACCGTGTATTGAAACAAAAAGCAGCTACAATGAACTTGATTGATACGAAGTTTATCAGTGGTTCTGGTCAGGCTTTGGTTTTAGGTGGTCAGTTTGTAACATACAAGATGACAAATGGCATCGAGTTGACATTGAAACATTTCCCGTTGTATGATGATACTACTTATAATCGTTTATTACATCCGGTATCTGGTAAACCACTGGAATCTTATAGAATGACATTCTTGGATCTTGGTAGACGTGATGGTCAAGCTAATATCGTTAAGGTTGTTCGTAAGGACCGTGAGATGGTTATCTGGAATACTTCAGGTTCTGTAGCTCCGGGAACTGGTTACTCTAAGAATAAATCCACAGTAAGATCTAATGCAAAGGACGGTTACTCTGTTCACTTCTTAGGTGAGATGGGTATTATGCTTCGTGACCCCAGGGCATGTGGAGAACTTATTATGGAAGTTGAAGATTAATAAAACAGGGGTGATTAAGTTCACCCCTTTTATTTAAAACTTATAAATTATGGATATTATATTAAAATTCGCCCGTACAAATCCATGGGCTGGAATAGCTAAGTATAAGAATTGTAAAGATTATATCAGTACTTACTGGACAAGATCTGGTAATAGATATACTGGTTTAACCCCAGAAGATGCTAGACGTTTGGAGAAAGAAATGGGATATGAAGAAGGACATTTATCTCCACAAAGTGGATTCTGGAAAACATATGCAATCGGTTTAGGCGCAAGAGATAAAGTTTTACATACAGAAAGGCCTGAAGATGAACTTGCATATTTATTTTTAAAAGGACACAAAAGAGTAGCAAATGGAATCAATAATCTTAAGCCTACTCATGATTATGTTCTTGTAAATAAAGAAATTGAAGCTGAAGAAGCTAACAAAAGAAATAAAGCTAAACGTGAGGCATTCTCTGAATTTAATAAGATGTCAATTGAGGAAATGCGCAAATGTTTACGCTTATATGGTCACAAGACTGATAATATCAGTAATGAGCTAGTTGAAAGTAGTTTATTTGATCTTATTGAAAATAATCCTGACAAGTTCTTCTTGATTTGGGTAAACAACAAAGTAAGAGATACTCAATACATTATTGAAGCAGCTATTTCAAAGAATGTAATTCGTAAGTCTAAAAACATCTATTACTATGGTACTGATATCATTGGTAGAAGTTTAGAAGATGCTATTGCTTCATTAAATGATAAAAAGAATCAGGATATCAAAATGACTATACTTCAAGAAATCGAATCTAAGTAAAAGTAAACATGACAGTATTAGAAGCACATATAGCATTTAAGATTGAAGCAGATAAAAATGCCGTTAATATCGGTATATCTGGTTGTCCATCTTTTTTACCTGAGGAAATTGATTATTGGTTATATACAGCATATCTAAGTAAGATAGCTACCAAAGCTACTGGGAACAATACTCTTAGAATACCATTTGAAGGTAATGTAAAAAGAGTAGCAGACTTAGAAGGTTTAGTAAAAACTGATAAAGGATTGTCTTTACTAAGTGAACCTATAAGTAATAGACTAACTATGAATAATTTCAAATCTAGTATTACTTATGGTGATGATACTCAAGATAAGCGTATGTACTTCTTAGAAGGAATTTTACATTTTGGTAGTAATAAAATAGCTACAGTAAAACTTATTAGTCACGAACAAGCTACTAGATTCTTAGAAACTTATAATAATAAACCTTGGATTGAAGAACCTGTAGCAATACTAGAGGATAATAAGTTAATAGTATTTATAGATAGGGATCTCATGGTAGGTCCCTACACTATAGATATTACTTATTTAGCATACCCAAGAAAGATTAATAATCAAGATATTACGTCTACTCTAGATGAAATTCCAGAGTATATGCAATATGAAGTAGTTAAACTAGCTGCTGACATGGCAATTGAGAATATTGAATCTCCAAGAACTCAAACACATCCACAGTACGTAGCACAATTATCAGAATAGGAGGTATAGATGGACGCAAAAAATATGCAAATGGAATTTGAGCGCAGGATACAGTTAATAGATCCTACTCTTACTATAGACCAAAAGCCTAATTCTGATCTTATATTTTCAATATTAAATGAAGCTCAAGATAGATATGTAATGATGAACTATGTTGGTGATGATCAGATGGAAACTGAAACCAACATACATACTAGAAATACAGATTCTATTAAGAGTTTATTAGTAGAAAAAGAGTTAACCGCAACAGGTACTACTCTTAATGGTTTTACAAGATACAGATTACCATATGTATCTACTGAAGAATATTTCTTATATGTACATTCCTTTAGTAAAGTAAAAGGTACATATAAACAATACAAGGATTTTGTTAGGGTAGATAATCAATTGGTCAAGTATAGAGATCTTGGTAAGTTTATTAAAACAGCATACAATACTCCTATTATTAGGCAACCTGCTGTTGCATTAGTATCAGATCCTACTACTAAATATAACTATATAGAAGTAGCAGTAGATGCATATACTACATTAGGTAATGTTACATTGACTTACTACAGGAAACCATTAAGATTCAATACTACTGATGGAGCTAGTAAATGTGAACTACCAGAATCAATTCATAGTGAAATTGTAGATTTAGCAGTTAATATGTTTATTACTGAAGGTAAATATAGATTACAAGTAAAACAACCAAATAATCAACAATAATGAAGTATATTGAATTACAAACAGCATTTGAATTAGAAATAGATAAATTAGATGACAATCTAACAAAACCTACTACTTCAGATATTGAGTATTGGTTAATGGCTGGGTTAGATAAATTTATTAAAACTAGATATTCTGGTATTAATTTCAAACAAACTGGATTTGAACAAGATCAAAAAAGAATTGATGATCTTCGTACATTAGTTACTAGAAAATCTTATCAATTTAATACATATCCAGAAGAGTATACGGTTACTCTGCCTGATGATTATATGTTTACTGTAGGAGAAACAGCTGTAATATTTAGTTATGATCATTGCTGGCCTGTGGGTCCAAGTGGTCAACCAAGAACTAAAAATGTAGATGTGTTAGAAGCTACAGTAGAAAATATTGACAGACAAAGACAAAATACTTTGTCAGAATACAGATTACATGGTAGATCAGCTAGACCATTAAGATTGTATGAAGGTAATGCTATTCATTTATATACAGATGGCAATTACAATTTAAGAAATTATATTCTCACATACTTGAGAACTCCCAAAAGGATTAGTCTAACTGATGCACCATTTGATGAGTACACAGATATGCCAGCTGCAACTCACAATGAGATAGTTAAGTTAGCGGTAGAGTTGTATTTGGAAAATAAGGCTAATCCAAGATATCAATCGTATATGAATGAAGTTTCAACAATGGAATGATTATACGAAGTAGTTTAGTTTGACGAGGAAATCTGAAACATGAAAGTAGAAGAACTAATCAAAATGTTAAGCTAGACGTCTAATTAAGTTTAACAAAAATAAAAATAAAAATTATGCTTAATCATGTGAATACAGTACTTATCGGTACTAAAGCACCTACATCTTATACGACAGTAGATGTATTAACAGAAGGTCAGATTGCATTATTTGATCAAAATAGAGCAATTGTAAAAGATGCAAACGGAGCAAAAGCTGCTAGTTCATTATACATCGGTGTTTGCGAAGGTAAAGAAAATGTTTATGATGATAATGTAAAAGGTGAAAAGTCTACAAAACCAATTATTCGTTTTTCAATGCCGATCATGAAGGGTTCTAAACCTAACATGGTATTTAATAAATATGTAGCTGCAACTGAGGATAAAATTGTAATCACTGCTACTAGTGTTACTCCGGAAGTTGGTCATCGTTATGTATTACGTTTAGTGTACAATGACATCTATGAGGCACCTGGGCAATTTACTCATACTTATGAAGTAATTGCAAAGAGTACTAATGCAACTGATTTGATTACAGCTTTCAAAAACAAAATCAACAAACACAAAGAAGCCAGAGTAGTAGCAACTAGTGAGGATGCTGTTCTTACATTGAATGCTAAGGAAATGCCGTACAACGAAGGTATTATGTTAGACTCAAATTATTCTCAGGTTTCTGTGGAAGCATTTATGTGGAAAACTATTCCTTCCGGTTTGTTGAGTAATGTAATGTATCCTATTGCCAATTTAACGATTGCTAGAACTCAAGGTACTCCTGGTAAAGGTAATCCGAAGATTGTTCGTGATCGTGAAAATGCAGCTCTTGGTTACAGAGGTATTACACATCGTGCAAATGGTATCTATCCGTACATTGCTCCTGAGTTAAAAGCCGATTTAAGTGCTACTTACGATACATTGTCTATCGAATGGGATAACAAATATCTTAGTGATGATAATCAATATATCAAAACAACTCCATTAGCTTGTGAATTGTATGTAAATGCTGGTGAACTTAATGACTCTGCATTTATGACAGCTTTAAAAGCTTTTGTAGAAGTTGCTTAATCAAAAAATATAATTCAAACCAAAAAGGGGATTGGGAGTAATATCCCTTTCCCCTTTTATTTTATATACGATTGATATGGAAATGAATGAATCATTGTATTATGCAGAAATAAAACTGCTAACTACGTATTGCCACAACTGCCTAGATAACAAAATGAAGGATAAAATAATGATGTTTCTGTTTAAGAAAACACTTTATGATAATGCTACTACTTTGAATCTTACAGATGATGCAGAACAGTATTATAATGAAATGCTGAATTTGCTTGATATGAGAACGTGTAATTGTACTATTGATGACTGTAAAAATTGTAAAGATGGATATTGCGAATTATGTAAATAAAGTTGGTAAATTGGTTAATCAGTCTACAAAGTACAATGTAAAATTGGATAGAGTTTCGATTACAAATCTAGTACTATTGTTGCATTTAGATAAATTAGCTAAATGGGCAGCTAATAATTTAAATGACGAAGAGTTTCCTATTACTCAGGACGACGTAGATAAAATTATAGGGTATCTTCATTGCTTAAAAAAACAAATGAATTTCTATCCAGAAAAAGATATTGATTCTGATTGTATATTAACCGAAGTTAAGGAACATATAATCCAAGAGTAATATGAATAAGAAGATATCACAATTTGAACTAACAACTAAACTGCAAGAGCAAGACCTCATTACCCTTGTACAAGATGGTAGTAATAAAAATATTACTAGTGGAAGTTTTACTACATCACTATCAGGTACATTTGCCACTAATGAGAGAGTAGATGCTGTAGAAGAAGATGTTGAGATACTAGATACTAAAGTAAATGATAATTATAAAGATCTTAGTAATAAGATAGTAGAAGGAGATACTAGTGTAACTACTAATCTTAATAGTACTATCACTAGTTACTATGATGTATTGAATAATAAGATCATTACTTTAGATACTAAGCATGACACCGATATGTCAGAGATTGGTGGTACTATGCAAGAATGGATAGATGATATTGATAATAGATCTACATTACAACAATTACAGGATGCTCTCAATAGACTCACAGTAGCTGAGAATACTATTACAGCATTATCTGAACTTATTGCAAATGGGGGTGGTAGTGGATCTGCTCCGGGTTATCATACTCAAAGTACTGCTACAATATTTCCTTTATCTGGTTATTATAAAGGTAGTAGTGCGGCCCCATTAACTACTACAGATACATTAAATCAAGCATTATCTAAACTTGAAAATCAAGTAGAAGCAGTGACTAGTAGTTCTGGTTCTTTACCTGTAATCAAGTATGGAGAAAGTACTCCTCCTGCAGATAATTTCTTGTATACTTCTTTAAAGACTGCAGAAGATTATTTAAATAAGCATGGGGATACTGCGGATGGTAAAATAACAATGTTACAAGGTTTACAAGCAGGAAATACATTTCGTTCTGGTTGGGATGGAGTTGGAGCTAGTTTATATCCATTAGGCTCTAAATGGAATATGGAACTAGACAATCTGTTTGTTAGAGGTAATATGACAATAAACGAACTTACAGTAAATGAGATTAAGGCTGTGGGTGGTGATATTCTAGTTACTGTAGCAGATATGAAATGTATCGAAGTAGAAGAATTAGCAGATTCTTATAAATGCTACTTTGATGATCAAGAAGGTACTAAGTATAATCAATTTATAGTTAATGACTTAGCAATATGCCAAAAATTTGATGGTAAAAATGTTAAGAGATATTGGCGTAAAGTAAATGCTACTGGTAGTAATTATATCACGTTGTCTAAAGATGTATGCGAGCCAGGTAGTGGTAAACCAGAAGCAGATGATGAAATATTACAATTAGGTCATATGTACGAATCTGATCCAGACTACAATTTACAAATGGATGAGAGACGTAACGCAATTTTTATCAGTGCTAAAGGTGATAATGCCCCTAGAATCTCTTACTATAAGAATATTGATACTTTTTCTCTAGCTGATGAGGATGGTGTAGTTCGTGAAAGAGTTGTAATTGGTGGTGATCAAACTAAATTTGTAGGTACAATTTATCAAACTTCTGACACAGGAATCGTTAGAGTACCTGTATACAGAGGTATTTGGGTTTCTGGCAACACTTACTATTATTATGACCAAGTAAGTCACAAAGGTAGTTTATGGATCTGTATGGACCCTAATGGTACTAAAGATGAACCAAATGAGAATGATGATCAATGGCAAAAGCAAGTTTCAAAAGGTGAAAATGGTAAATCAGGGGATGACAAAGCTAAATGGGTAGAAATTGTAGGCGATCGGTTATTTTTATTTGATACTCCCGATTTCTCAGGAACTCCTACTCCAAGAACTATTCATTTAACTGCAAATGTATATGGGATGGAAAATCCTACATATGAATGGAAGATGCTTAATGCAGAAGAAACCAAATTGTCTGCACAAAGTTCTATAGACTTTCCATATACAGCAATGCCGACAGATTCCCGTACATTAAGTATTCGTTGTACTGTTACAAATTCTGATGGTACTACTTACTATGATGATACCCAATTAGCTAAACTATCTAATGGTGCAGAAGGTCTTGATGCATATTATATTGATTTAAGTAATGGTACGGTTGCGGTACCATTTGATGCAGATGGGGTTACACCATTAGTAGATTTGTCTACTATTACTACAGATGTTTACGCATATCATGGTATTAATCCAATTGCTATTAAAAGTATAACATATTCTACTACTTCTGGTGGAGCTACTGTAAGTATAACTGATTCTAAAGTAACTCTTACTTCAATAAGTCAGAAACAGGCTAGTATAGATTTAAATGTAACATTAGAAGATGGAGTATCTATAGTTAAGACATGGTACGTTAATAAAGTAGTTAATGGTGAAAATGGTTTTAATGGGGAAGATGCAGCGTATGTGTATATGTCTGGAGAACAATTCTTTCACTATAAAACAGGTAAAACTGTTCCAGAAAACACCACAATTACTCTTACTGCAGATTCATTTAATATAATTAATCCATCTTATAAATGGTATTGGGCGATAGCTGGTACATACGATTGGCAATTGTTAGCTAATGAAACAAATAGTACATTAGTAGTTAGTTATAATGGTATCTATTTCACTAGTACAAAAAAAGATGAGATTAGTTTTAAATGTGTGGTATCAGGAGCAGGAGCAGAGTTTTCAGATTTCATGACTATCAATAATGTTCGTGATGGTGAAAATGTATATAGAGGTATCCTTACAAATGAAAATACTGGTGTACCAGCAGATTCAGGTGGAGTAGTAACAGATTATTCTACTGCTTCTACCACAGCTAGATTGAAGTATGGTTCTCAAGATATTACTGATTTTAAACTTACTACTTCTTTACAAACTGGTACTGGTAGTGTAACTTATACCCAAAGTACACAAACAATAAAGTGTACATCATTGACTTCTGATTCTGCCATGTGGAGGATAGATTTTATATCACCAGCAAGTAGTAATAAGGTAGTAGATAGTGTTGATTTTGTTGTCACTAAATCTAAAGCAGGAGTAAACGGTGATGTAGGCAATAGTCCTATACAAATATTCTGTAATACTTCAAATGCTAGTACTAAACCTAGTAGACCTACATTTACATATAGACCATCTTCTGGTGGTGCAACTTCTGGAGGATATATATGGTATCCAGATCCAAAATACAGTTCATCTCAAACTACTTGGATTAGTTCAGGTAATTATGATCCAAATGCTGACCAAATGGCTTACGATGAAAGTATAGGTGGGTACTGGACTGATCCATTACCCCATTCTGGTAAAGATGGTGAAAAGGGCGATAAAGGAGATAAAGGGGATAAAGGAAATACTGGAGCACCTGGTTCAGATGGATGGAATGGTCCATCTTTAAGTTATCGTGGAGAATACAGTTCTAGTAAGTATTATGCATGGACAGTTAACCCTGATGTAAGAGATGTCGTTAAATATGGTGGTATCTATTATATGGTTGCTAATGGAAGAAGAGGTTTATCATCTTTTAAGAATGTAACCCCAGGAAGTAACACATCATATTGGTCTTCATTTGGAACATCTTTTGAATCTGTAGCTACTGGGCTATTGTTTGCTGAAAAAGCTACTATTGCTGGTATGGATTTTTATAACAATTGTATTGCAGCTAGTAGTGGTAGATTTTTCTTAGATGGTAGATATGAATCTGATATAAACAATGGCTGGCCAATTATGTCGTTTGGTAACAATGCCGTAACAAATGGAAAACCAAGTTCTACAGCAGCATTAAAGATATTTGGTGGTGGTACACTAACAGTAGGAGATGGTACAGCATCTTCAAATGCTGGTATTACTGGTACTGGTACTGGATCTGATCAAGTTAGATTTTGGGCAGGTAAGCCGTTTGATGATGGTACTGCGCAAGGAAATAGATTCTGGGCTCCTTTTAGAGTATACCAAGATGGCAGACTTGTTGCGAACAGTGCAACCATAGCAGGTAGTATTTCTGCATCCTCCGCTAACTTTACAGGAAACGTATCAGTAGGTTCATTAAGTGGATGGAATATCCCAGGTGTTAAAACTGTTTGTCATTATGGTAGTAATTTAAGAGGAACAATTTATTCTCAAGGAGGATGTCAAGTTAGTTCTATAAACAGAAGTGGTACTGGGGAATATATAGTATATCATAATATCGGTCATACAAATTATGTAGTATTATGGCAAGGGCAAGCACGAAGTAATTCTCCTTATTCAGATTCTGCTGGATTTAGAGGAACTGTGGGAATAACTTCTACATCTTCTAGTTCATTTAAAATGGTTTGTGTGGATACAGATAATAATAGACATGACATTGGTGATCGTGATGATGCAATAGATTTAGTAATTATCGGTTATGCTCAATAATATGGAAGAAAAAATATATTTACTTTGTTCAGGTGGAATGATAGAAGCTCCAGAGGATTGGTACAAAGGATTAAAAGAAAGTGAATTTGTAGATTCTTACGAAGGATTACTTCAAGGAGGTTACATGCACCCATCTAGTGAACAAATAGAATTTAATTTAGCCAATCCTAATCTAGATTTATATAATGCTTTTTATATGATTCCTAAAGACACAACTATAGTTAATGAAGAAATAAGAAAGCGTAGAGAGAATTTATATAACACTAGTACAGATAGATTGTATATGGCTTATGTAAAGTACAGAGAATTTGGAGAGGAAGAGAAAGCTGCAGCAGCATATCAAGAATGGAGAGAAGCAGTAGAAAAAATAAAACAAGATAATCCATACTCATTATAATATGATTAAGAATAATGTATATTATGAATGGTTCGCAAGTATAACCGTACCCAATCCAGATCAGGTTGGGTACTGGGTTGACTTGGGAGCAGATTCAAAAGGTAGAATAATTAAAGTTTACAATCACGATATAGAAAAATGGGTTGTACTCTTTGATGTAAGTAAAGATGACTATGTACCACCATTTATTGGTTCTAATGGCAACTGGTGGGTAGACAATAGAGATACTGGAGTAAAAGCTACTGCAGAGACTCCATATATAGGTGAGAATGATCATTGGTTTACTTATGATCCTATCAATAAAGTATATGTAGATACAGGTATAGAAGCTCGTGGTCTTAGTGCTTATGATATTGCAGTTAAATTAGGTTTCGAAGGTAGTGAACAAGATTGGATTGATAGTTTAAGCAAAGCATCTGAAGATGCAGCTATTGCTGCACTAGATGCAGCTAATAAAGCAAATGAAGCTGCAGATAAAGCTAATCAAGCTGTAGAAGAAATTGAAGATGTAGTTGACGATGCAATAGCTGCTACTGATAAAGCTGAAGAGATTGCTAGTAATCCACCAAAGATCGTAGATAATGATTGGTGGATTTATGACTACGATACTAAACAATATGTTAATACTGGTATAGCTGCTATTGGTGATGCTTTCACTTACAAGAAGGAATATCCTTCAGTAGAAGCAATGGAAGCTGATTGGGGTACTGCTGATGTAAAGTTAGGTGAATATGTACTTATTAATACTAATAATGTAGAAGATCCTGATGATGCTAAAGTTTACTTAAAAACTCAAGAAGGCTGGAAGTTTATTGTTGACTTATCTGGTATGCAAGGTATTCAAGGTTGGTCAGCATATGAAGTTGCAGTAAAACATGGTTTCGTAGGTACTGAAGAAGAGTGGGTTCAGTCATTAAAACAACCTGCATTAGATGCAGCAGCAGAAGCATTAGATGCAGCAGCAGAAGCATTGGATGCTAAAGCACAAGTAGAAGCTACTGAAAAAGCTGTTAAAGAAGCAGAAGCATTACGTGTTACTGCGGAACAAGGTAGAGTAAATGCTGAAAATACCAGAGTAAGTAATGAGAATACACGTATATCTAATGAAGACAGTAGGAAAGCAGAAGAGTCTAAAAGGGTAACTGCTGAGAATGAGCGTATTGCTGCAGAGAACTCTAGAAAGTCTGAAGAGGATATTCGTAAAACTAATGAAGCTAATCGTATATCTGCTGAAAGTTCTAGAGCTAGTGCAGAAACATTAAGAGCATCTGCTGAAGCTGAACGCAATACAAATGAACAGAAAAGGATTGAGGAAGAAACAAAAAGAATCAGTTCTGAAGATGGAAGAATTGCAGCTGAAACTAAACGTGTAGATAACGAAGACGCTAGAATAGCAGCTGAAACAGCTCGTGATACAGCAGAACAGGAAAGAGTGTCAAATGAAGCCACTAGACAGGCAAATGAGGCGATTAGAGAGACTCAAGAGGCTGCAAGGGAAAAGAATACAGCTGATGCTATAACTGCCGTAAATGAGGCTAAAACAGCTGCACAACAGGCTACTACAAATGCAACTACTGCTGCTAATAATGCTAATACTCAAGCAAACAGAGCTAAAGAATATGCAGACAATCCTCCCAAAGTAGGGGATGATGGTTATTGGTATCTTTGGGATGAAGTTGATGATGTATATGTAAATACTGGTTGGCCATCCTCAGGTATTGTATTAAAAGGTAGTCTTGATAGTCCAGAAGATTTAGATACTATAGTAGATCCACAACTTAGTGATTCTTATATTGTTGGTACAGACTTATACTTTTGGAATGGTACTGAATGGGTTAATATGGGTAGATTCCAAGGACCTCAAGGAGAACCAGGTAAAGATGCTGAACTTAGTAAAGCAGCTATTGAAGCTGTATTAGTAGGTGAAGTAACTACTCATACTCATGATACTAGGTATTATACTAAGGATCAAACTGACGCTAACATAAAGGTAGTAGCAGATGACCTTGCTAACAATTACTATAACAAATCCCAAGTAGACAGTAAATTTACTTCTGTATATATTTTCAAAGGATCTGTAGATACGATTGAAGATTTACCTACTGAAGGTAATATTATTGGTGATGTATGGAATGTTCGTAAAAATGATACTAACTATGCATGGACAAGTGAAGGTTGGGATGCATTAGGAGGTACTGCTGAATTAGCATCACTAACTGCTAATGGTTTGATGTCTAAAGAAGACTTTGCAAAGTTACAAGGTATTGAAGCAGGTGCACAAGTCAATAAGATTGAAACCATTACCAAAAGGGTACTTTTGAACGCTGTAGATAAGAATGTAACTATACCAGAGGATATTAAGATCTCAGATACTGAACCTACTGAGGAAGAGATCATGTGGTTAGATCCTAGTGAGAATTATGACTTTGCATTTGATGGTTATAGTCAAGCACAAGCCGATGAGTTGTTTGTAAAGAAGGAAGCAGGTAAAGGTTTATCTACTAAAGACTATACAGCTGAAGATAAAAAGAAAGTAACTAACTTAGGTAGTTATGTGTCTAATGCTACAGGTGCTACTGCTGATGCTAATGCTGTTGCTATTACTCTGGAAAAGAAAGATCCTACAACAGGTACAGCAGATAGTAGTGCAATAACTATTGATAAAGCTACTACTAGTAAAGCTGGTGTAATGTCTGCTGCTGATAAGGCTAAACTTGATGCTTCATTAACTGCTTCTGATAATATTGCAACTGCTACTAAATTAGCCACTGCTAGAACTATATGGGGGCAAGCGTTTAATGGTAGTGCAAATGTTAGTGGAGATATGACCGGAGTTGGCAATGTTGCAATGTCTGGTGTGTTGAATCTTGACAATAATAAGAGTATAACAGTTAAAGATACCAGCGGTGAAAATTTAGGTGTTTTGAGTTTTAATACAACAAATGATCTCCATTTTGGATATTACACTGCAAATAAAGGTTATAATACATATATTGCTGGTAATAATGTTATTGTTCGTACTGTTGGACTACCTGAAAGAGTAAGAATAACAACTGATGGTAAAGTAGGTATAGGTACTTCTGCTCCAGATAGTGATCTACATGTATCTGGTAATGGATATAATTTAAAATTAAATTGTACAACGGATTCTACAAAAGATTCAACTTTTATATATGGGTCAAGTTCAAATAAAAATACAGCATGGAGAATCATTGACAGTCCTACCAGTGGGTTATGGTTACAGTATGGTGTTTCAGGTGCAGACACCCATAACATGACAATAAGCGGTATGAATGCCACTAATTTAAATACACTTAAAGTAAAAGCAAAGAATTTAACTGTAAATAGTAGTAAAGTATGGCACGCTGGTAATGATGGTACAGGTAGTGGTTTGGATGCTGATTTGTTAGATGGGTATCATGCTGGATATAAAAATGGTAATCTTGCATTATATATTAATTTTCCAAAAACAACTGATTTAATAAGTCAGGGTTTATTAAGATCAGATTATGAGACAGTTGGCTATCCGACAGAGGATTTTTTGATTGCATTATGTAAATGGGCAATAAACAATTATACTGGTGAAACTTCCCATGTATTGCTACAAGGAGAAATTACTCCTGCTGTTTCGGGGTGGTGTGTTTTGAATCTTTATGCGAATGATGGAAAAGATAACACAACAGGATTACCAAAATATTGTTCAGGTCAAGTAAATTTAATTAATAAAAGCTCCATATTATTCGGTTCTTATAATGGAACCTGGTATTATAAAACATTAGTAGATACTTCTAATCTAGAAGATACTCTAGCATACTGGTATGAAAATGATGAAAACAATTCATCCACAACATGTGCAACAGGTGGTAATAGAAATGTAATTGAATCATTAAGAAGTAAGTTTAAGAGATGTATTGCTAAACCGTATGGTGATGATGCTGCATTGATTAGTTATTGTAGTGAATCTCATTCCAAGAAATGGCCAGATGGTACAGATATTGTTTATACTGGAATTAAACAAGAAAATATGATGGTTCATTTTCCTAAATACTATCATAAAACTATTGAAAGAAGTCCTGGTATATGGAGAACTTACATATCTGAAATACAAATAGATAATGATTATATAGAGGAACCCGAAAGATTAATAGGGGTATATGAGGCATATAAGTATCCGTCTTATGACTGGTTATGTAGTGACGGTGAAATAGAATCTACACATTCACAAACAATCGCTACATTTGTTTCACAAGCAAAAGTTAATGGTTCTAATTGGGGTATTGTAGATTATAGATCTCATGCAACTATTGCTAGAATGTTCTGTGCTTATTACAAGACTACTAATATTAGTACTTCTAATTCAGCAATACCTTGTTCTGGTAGTACTAAGAGATACAACTATGGTAAAACAGGTGGAACAATAAGTTTAGGTAATAAAGATGGTAAAATAGCGGTATTAGAAGATGCGGAATACTACTCAACTAACTTCTTAGGACTTGAAGACTGCTATTACAGTAAGTGGGAGTTTGTACAAGGAATAAACATTTTAAAAGGTAAATACGTTGTATATGACGGAGGTTCATTCCCAGATAAGGATGTAGCAGAGCTTGAAGCAGCAGGTGCTACTAATATCAGAGTTGTAGGATATGAACCTAATCCAGCTGCAACAGGATCATATAATGGATGGACTAAAGCCGTAGCTCAAGGTAAATATGGTGATGTAGTTCCTACAGCACATGGTGGATCTGAAACTACTTACTATTCCGATTATAGCTGGTTTAATCCAACAGGAAATAAAATCTTTCTACGGTCGGGTGGTTCGGCTGAGGGTTCTCATTGCGGGGTCTTCCTGGCTTCTGCTATTCATGCATCCTCGCTTACGTGGACGCATGTCGGTGCAAGATTAGCCTTTTACGGTAAGATCGTTGTAGTTGATTCAGATACATTTAAGAAAATGCAGGCATAGTCCTGAGTAATATAGATAATTAAATATTAATAACAAGGGCGGGATCTAAAAGAATTACTATGAGATGACTTTATAGTAAGACTGCTGTCACATTATTTCATACTTGAAAAAACAGTCAGGTAATTCAGATAATGGTTCTCAATGCAGAGTCTTCATAGCTAATGCTAATAATGCATCCTCGAATTCATAGACGAATATCAGTGAAATTTCGGAACTAACAGATACTTTCAGATAACTACAAAAATGTTTGTTGAACTTAGATCAGCCTTACCTCTAGGTAAAAGATAACAGGTGCTTTGAAGAGACCCTAGTAGTATTGTGCGAACGGGTCTTACCACCAAAATAGCTTATGAAAAGAATAGGCAATTTATTTAATAGGATAATATCATATGAAAATCTGGTCCGGGCCGAGAAAAAGGCAAGATTAGGTAAAACTAAAAGATACGGCGTTAAGAAATTTGACAGGAATCCATATGAAAATCTGGTCCGGTTACAAAAGGCATTAATAGAAGATACTTATCGTACTTCGGAATATTGCGTATACACAATCATCGCCGATCGTGGTAATAAAGAAAGAGAGATATATAGGCTACCGTATTATCCAGACAGAATAGTCCATCATGCTATAATGAATGTTATAGAACCTTACCTTGTTAGTAGATTTACTGCAGATACCTTTAACTGTTTAAAAGGAAGAGGTATTCATTATGGAGTAAAGAGATTAAAAAGAGATTTAAAAGCTGATAAAGAAGGCACAAAATATTGTTTAAAATTAGATATTAAAAAGTTCTTTTCTTCTATAGATCAAGATGTGTTGTACTCACAATTTGAAAAGGTATTTAAGGATAAGAAACTATTAAGATTATTACATCATGTAGTTTATTCTACACCAAAAGGTTTACCAATTGGAAATTACATATCTCAATTTGCAGCAAATTTGAATTTGACTTGGTTCGATAGGTGGATTAAACAAGTATTAAAAATAAAATATTATTACAGGTATTGTGATGATATTGTTATATTACACCCAGATAAAGATTACTTAAGATATTGCTTACAAGAGATTGAAAAATATCTAGCTGATAACTTGAAACTAAAAGTAAAACGTAATTGGCAGATATTTCCTGTAGAAGCAAGGGGTATAGATTTTATTGGTTATGTATTTTACCACGGTCATACTTTACTCAGGAAAGATATCAAAAAGAAGTTTATTCATAAATTAAGTTATAAAAGTAATAATAAGAGGCTAGCATCACTAGCAGCTTATTGGGGATGGTGTAAATATGGAAGCTGTCATAATTTATGGTATCGCTTTACGAGATCTTATAATTTTAAAGATTATAGACAAAAATTATTAAGTAGTTATGGAATTAAAGAAAGTACAAGGTGATCATATACCTGAAGTAATAGAATACCTAGGAATGAATGAATGGGCTGTTAGATGGGATATTGAAGAAGTTAATTCTGAAGATATACATGGTTATGCTTACTATGAATTAAAGTTTAATGAAGAACCAACTTATGATTCTTTTGTAAGTAAAGTTATCAGAACTAGATATAGTGCAGATGAGGAAGCAGCATTAAAATCTAATATGGTTGAACAATTGCTTAGTGGCAGTCAACCTATTACCAGATATGATGAATGGCAATCTTTTCAAACACTTAGAACAGAAGCTAAAACAATTGGCAAACAAATATTTAATATTTAATTATGGTAATTAAAGTAAAATATAATGGGGAATGGGTTAAAATACCATACTTAAGTAGTGATCATGATCGGGAACTAGTAGAAGAAGCACCTAAAGATGGTTCACAGTATGCTAGACAAAATGGTGTATGGTCTGTAGTAAATATACCAGAAGTTGACTTTACTGAGGTATATAATGCTATTGATACTAAAGTTGATAAAGTAGAAGGTAAGAGTTTAAGTACTAATGATTATGTTACTGCAGATAAAACTAAAGTTACAAACATCAATGAGGTAATTGAAGCTGCTGCTAAGAATATTACAGCAACAGATATCTCTATTACTCTGGATAAAAGAAACTTAGTAACCAATGCAGTAGAAAATATAAAATTAAATCTTCCTGCATCTACTACAGCTTTAGCTGGTTTAATGTTGCCAGCTGATAAAATAAAACTGAATGGTATTGCTGCTGGTGCTGAAGTAAATGTTAATGCTGATTGGAATGCTACAGAAGGAGATGCATTGATATTGAATAAACCTACATTATCTACTGTAGCTACATCTGGTAGTTACAATGATCTTACTGGTAAACCTACCATACCTACCGTAGACGTTAACAAAAAATATGTAGATGATAAATTAGCTACTAAAGCTGATTTAGCGGATTATACGGTATTTGACATCTTCATGAAAGTGGCAAACGGCGATACTCCATCTATATCTCAAGAAGACTATAATACATTACTAGAGAAGCTTCCAAACGGTTTTGTTAATATACTCCCAATTAGAGATAATAGTGCGTATATATCGAGTTTTTTTGGCGGATATAACACCAATGGTGATAATTCTATTTGGTTTTATGTGCAACAAACTATGGCGGTTGATCATTGTTCTATACAAATGTGGATACGTCAGAATTTAGATGTGGAAACTCAGGTTAATAATGATTATTTAATTCCGGTAACTGATGGAATTTCTATACGGGCAAGTGTTACAGATAATTCTACTGATCCTAATGTTAAGGAAGTAATAATACATACTACAGGTGACGGATCAAAAGCTTTAATGAATGATGGCAAGTATCGTAAGCTTCCCGTGTACGAGAGGAACCTGTTGCTGGGATCGGGGAAGGAGGTGAGTAATTCCAAGTATGAGATGGCTGATTATTGGCTAACTGAACAGATATCTAAAGGAACACAAGTAACATTGACTATTTTTGGAGAATTGGGTGATGATAAGGAAATGTTCACTATATATAACTCTACTGGTGCAGTAGGTTCTATGGCTCAGTTCAGTAAGACTGACTTTGTAAATGGGAAGGCCAGTAAGACTTTTAAATGGATTACTAATATCGGAGATGCAGTAGCTGATAATACACATATGGTTGTATTTAGTTCTCCTAAAACTGGCACATCAATTTCCACCATCCACAAGATCAAGCTTGAGTATGGAGACTTATCCACCGAGTGGGTTCCTGCATGGGAAGATATTCCAGATTTAGAAGAAAGATATGCATACGGAGTTGAATGGGATACTGCATCATCAAGTCCAGATGGTGTTAGAGTAGGTAATCTGCAATTGCATAGAGAACTACCTGTCCAGAGTAAGATGAGAAGGTGTCTTTTGGATAGAGATGGTGGAGTTAAAGAATATTTGGATAATGAGCTTTCATGGGGTGGAAGCTATTTGGATTATGCTGTTATGACAGAGATACCTGAACATTGGTATAAATTGTATTTTAATGGCACTAAATTTAGGATGATGTTGTCCAAAATTCCATTACCTGGGTATAAACATGTAGATAAGTTCTATATCTCAACATATGAAGCCAGAATGTATAGAACCGATAATTTATTATGTTCGGCGGCTGGAGCTAGTAAATTAAGTGATCCTAATTCAATTAATTTTAGAGGTGGTGACAACACCGCTGAATGGGATGATACCTACCGTTCCTTGCTAGGATGCCCTGTTACCAACCTTACCCGAGACCAATTCCGCCAAGCTGCAAGAAAACGTGGTAGTGGTTGGGAAATGTACACGTATGGAGCACATAAAACCTTATTCTGGTTATTTGCAGTAGAATATGCTACATTAAATAGTCAAAAACCATTTAATGCTCAAAAAGATGCTAATGGATTCTCACAGGGTGGATTAGGAAACGGTCCAACACGAATGACAGATTGGACAAATTTCAATAATAATAATCCACTTATTCAATGTGGTTATACTAACGAATTTGGTAATGGATCTGGAGAGAAGGCATATGTGGTGAAAAATGCTTCCGATGGTACTCATGCTACATTGATGGCTAACAGGTATCGTGGTATAGAGAATCCGTTCGGTCATATCTGGAAACACACTGACGGGGCCAATATACAGGTTACCACAGGCGATTCAGGATTATCTATACTATGGACTACCAGTGACCCATCGAACTTCAGCGATACCTCTTACACGGGTTATGACAAGAAGGGTAATGTCTGTCGTATAAATGGTCACGTCAAAAAGATGTTGCTTGGGGAAGATGGCGATATAATAGCCACGGAGGTCGGCGGTAGCACCTCTACCTACTGGTGTGGCAACTACTACACCAGCACATCAGTTAGCCGCATGCAATTGGTAGTAGTTGGTGGTCGCTCGGACAATGGGTTGAATGCTGGCCTAGTTGACGTGGGTACGACTAATTCGTCTGGTATTGCTAATAACATCGGGTCTCGCCTTTGCTTTTTCCCAAAATATAAATCAACTGAAATAACTACAGAATAATATGAATAGAACATATAGTGATAAAATACCCAGTACAATAGAAAAAGATAATGGTGGATATTATCTATATAGATGGGATATACAAGAAGAACAAAGAGATGAGTATATTGGTTATTCCTATTATGAAGTAACTGTATGGCCCACATTAACTGCTAATAAGATATTAGAAACATGTATTAATGAATTATGGGGTACAGATGTTGAAGCAAAGAAATTGAATGACTATAATGCTGCATTACTAGGGATACTAGATGAAAGTTATATAGATATTTACAAAGATTTCTTACAAAAGAGAAAAGAATTGAAGGAACAAGTAGATTCAGATTTCATTGCTTATGAACAAATGCAAGATGAATTAAATAGTGAACAAATAACCGCTATTACTTAGGGTAGTGTCAATTTATAAATAAAGAACTTTTAAACCTTGTTGACGTTTACTAAATAAACTGTCAAAAGATATCAGAACGCTAGCTAATCTTGTATTGGTTAGCGTTTTGTTTTTCAATCATCCTCTTTCAAATTATTGTAATGTTACAAAGACTAAATAATATTATATTAACGGCTCAAAGTGTAGCTACAGTGAATTACTTTAAAGAATTAGTTAATGACGGACCGATTAAATTTGTTGCCTGTTTACTATCTGGTGCAATGGGTTGGTTATCTACATTCTTTGCTCCAATATGGACAGTAATAGTTGTAGTGTATGTATTTATACTTATAGATGCAATTCTTGGCACCAAAGTATCAATTACTCATGGTGGTAAGTTTGAATCTAGAAGATTATGGTCTACTTTAAAGAAATTCGGAAACTGTGCAATGATAATTTCTTGTTGCCATCTTATGGACACAGAAATAGTAAAGTCAATTGACATGCATTTAGTAGAAGCATTTTCTGGTATTGTTTGTGGAGTTGAGTTGTGGTCAATGATCGAAAATCTCCAAGCAATTGACCCTACTGGACCATGGAAGATCTTCAGTAAGTTCATACGTAGCAAAGGAGAAAAGTATTTGGATATTACAATAAAAAAAGATGATTTACCAAAGATAAAGAAACTTGTAAAAAAGATAAAATGATATTTTCCAAAGTAAAGATAGCTATTGCTGTTATTTTTAGTTTACTATTGTTTAATAATGTCAGACTTACCAAGAAAGTAAATGACTTAGATAAACAAGTAGGGATTGCAATGAACAATGCTCAAGTATGGGAAGATATTGCAAATCAAAATAAAAATGAAGCAAGGTTATTGGAATTGACAGTAAATGATTTTAAAAATTCTAACGATAGTCTAATAAAGGTCGCCAGGGATCAACAAAAGAAGCTAAAGATCAAAGATAAGCAACTACGTCAAGTAGCATCCACTGAGACCGTGATTAGAGATACCACAGTAAGAATAATCCCTTCAAAAGAAAAGGATTTCTGTGTAGAGCTAAAACCAAATCAATTGACAACCATCACGGTGGCTAGAAAAGATAGCGTGTTCACACATACTATGGAAATACTAAATCATCAAGATTTATTTGTATACGAAGATAAAGTCTATAGAAGACGTTATAAGAATTGGTTTCAAAGATTAATTCACTTCGATTTTAAAAAAGATAAAATCAGTAAATATCAAATTATAAACTCTAATGATTTAATTCAAGTATTAGATACTAGAGTAATACATATATCAGAATAATTGCAATACATTTCAATTTAGTGTTAATCAATAAATAAATTGAAACTATGCATTTGAACAAATTATTAGAACAAATTAAACGCCATCAATCCCCTACAGAAGCTATAGATAAGTTGGCAACAGCTTTAGAGAAGCATGAAGGTAGCCTGTTGGAGAAAGGCTTCACTATTTTAAAGTCAGAATTGGCTGCAAATATGTATGAAGGGCGGATGGGGTGGAAATGGCTTCGGTCGTGGAAACCAAGCAGAAACAAATTCGGATTTCGCTCGTTTAGCTGCTATGGGTAATCAAAACAACAATACAGACTTATTGATGCAAGCAATCAATGGTAATAAAGATGCAATCAATACATTATCTACTAATCTGAACTGCGACGTTAAGTCAATTGACAACGCTTTGTGTTCTATCCAGAATGCAATTGGTAAAGTTGGCGGTGAAGTAGGTTTCTCTGCAGAAAGAGTAATTAATGCAGTTAACGCAGGTGACTGCAATGTTATCAAAGCTATTAGTGACTGTTGCTGCACAACTCAACGTTCAATTGATTCAGTTAATTTGAATCTGACTCAGATGAATGCTGATAACAGATTGTCTATCTGTCAGCAAACTAATACTTTGCAGAACGCTATTACTTCAGGTTTCAATACCTTGTCTAGTGAAAATGCTACAAGATTCAACATTCTTGGTGCTAAGATAGACGCTCAGACTCAGATTATCAATGACAAGTTCTGTCAATTAGAGATGAGAGAAATGCAAAATAAGATCGACACATTACGTGACGAAAAGAATGCATTACAATCTTCTGCATTGCTACAACAACAGACTTCTAATATCGTAAGTCAAATTAGACCTTGTCCAGTTCCTGCTTACTTAACATGTAATCCTTATGGATGTAATGGTGGGTTGAATGGATACGGTTACGGTTATCCTTATGGATACGGTGATAGCTGTTGCGCTTAATAAGAAAGGAGGCGATTATGTATCCTTTCGTATTTAATCCATTTGGTAGAAATAACACCGTAAATATTTTAGATCTAGTAATACCTAAAGTAAAAACTATAGCACTAGGTGAGTCCACTGAAAATGTAGTATTAGGTATCTGTCCTAAGGTATGGTGTAGATTACCTAAAGAAGGTGTAATTGTTTTGGAGGTACGCCACACGGCAGAAGCATCGGGAGCTAGTCTACCTGTATTTATTTCAGTTTCTGGTTCTGTAAGTACTGCTTCTAATACTCACAATATACCTTTAGTAAATGCTTCAAGTGCACCAATTACTGGTTCACAAGTTAGTGCTGGGAACAGATACATTGCATATTTTAACAAATGTGACAATGTAATACAGTTAATGAGTTATACTCCTGCTGCTCCTACACCAGCTGCTTAATATATTAATCAAGATATATGGGCAGCTATGAGAGTTGCCCATATTCTTTAAACTTATAAAGATATGACATTCTCTCAGTTAACGTCGGGTACCAGAATACACGTACTCGAGATAACAGGTACTTTTAAAAAGAACACAACGTACAGTTTAGGAACGGTAGTCAGTGTATCAAAACCCTATGACGAACCAGTGCCACCGACACAATTTCCGATGCCTATGCAAAATAGACGTAAGCTCGTGGATCTAGTGATTTCGTGTGATGGTGAACAAAGAAAACTGTCAGTATCTGAAGATAAAACAATGATGACCGATTCATCCATCGGTCTTACTATAGCCACAGAAAAATCACAAATTGTTAACATGGTTAGACAGTCTCTTGATGATTGTAGAATTAAGAAAGAGAGCCTGAGTAAGATTGATGAGGAGATGAGGAGATGTGAAGACATCTTAAAAATACTTAATGTAAATTCGGACATAACAACCAATGTGACAAAAGATTTCAAAGAACTTGATGACTTAAAAGCTGAAGTGAAAGAGCTTAAACAACTTTTACAAAACGTATCTGCTGTTCGTCCGGAAGTAATAAAAAATACTCCACCTAATTCTACTGAAGACAAAAAAGTAGAACCGGAAGGAGAAATAAAAAAAGAAATCTAAAACACAAAGGTTGGCTATTTAGTCAACCTTTTTTTATTTTAAACAATATGAGCACATTATACAATAACAAATACGATATCCTAGCTAGTACAATTCAACCCAACCCTGCTTCTGTTAAATATTGGGCAGATTTATCATCTAATGCAAATGGTGGAGATTTGAAATATTTTGACGGTACCAAGTGGGTTTTGGTAAATAACAAAACTACTGAAGACATTAGTACTTTAAAACAAGATGTGGGAACTCTTAAAGAATCCAAAGTAGACAAAGTGGAAGGTAAGCGATTATCTACTGAAGATTATACAACGGCTGAAAAATCTAAACTTGCAGGTCTATCTAATTACAACGATAATGAAGTAAGAGAATTGATTTCAGCTTTAAATCTTAGATTGACTACTCTAGAAGGTGATTATGAAGCTTTGGAAGCAAGAGTTGCTGCATTAGAAACACCAGCTGCATAATGGAATTAAAATTAAATAGAATCTTTCTAAGTAGCTCTGCAACTATTGGAGAACTGTGGGCAAACAATACACATTTGTGTGATACTCTTGAAGATAGAGTAAGACCAGAAGGAGAAAAGATTTATGGTAAAACTGCAATACCTGAAGGTACATACGAAATGGTATTATCGTATTCACCAAGGTTTAAGAAAATATTGCCGGAAATCCTTAACGTACCTAATTTCACTGGCATACGCATTCATTGTGGCAATTCGTCTGCCGACAGTTCTGGATGTGTACTTGTAGGTACTTGGGATGGTGAGAAAGAAGATTGGGTAGGTAATTCTAGAATAGCTTTTAATGAACTTATGTCCTTACTCCAGAAAGCTGCAGACAACAAAGAAAAGATAACAATAACAATTAATAACTCGTGGAAATGACATTTAATTCACTAAATGCAATTATAGACGATATTTACAACATTCTGAGAGACAATAATGTGTCAGAAAGTGAAAATCTAAGTCGTATACAGGTAGAACAATGGATTCATCAATACAGAGCTTATCTAATCAAACAAGATTTGGATAAAGGCAGAGACATAAATGAATCGTATGTTCAAACAATAGGACCATTGCACATTTCTAAAGTACGCAATTGCCCTACAGATGGATACAATTATAAATCTGACGAGGAATTACCAAAGTTTATAGATTTACATTTTGGATCTGGGTTAATTTGTGTAAAAGACTTAGATGGTAATTTGATTCAAGTTGGAACTGAAACCAAAGCAAAGTATCAAATTAATAGAAAATATACATGCAATGATTATATTGCATATCTTAAAGGAAATCATTTGTACATAGTGGGACCAGAACATCTAGAGTATGTAAAAATAGATGGGATTCTAGAAGATCCAACGTCAATTGGTGAATGTTTTGATAGGGATGATACACCATATCCTGTTCCTGCAAATATGATACCTACGATTAAAGACATGATCTTTAGTAAGGAATTAAACTTGATACTGCAAATGCCAAATGATACTACTAACAATAGTACAAATGATGTAAAAGTTCAATAATGGAGACGAAAGCTTATACAGGACACAATTTTTATGATTCATACTCTGAGTATGTGGAAGATAATCCACTATATCAAGTTGAATATAGAGTATTTAGAGACATAATAAACGATTACTTTAAATATCTTAGAGATGAGTTAATAGAAAACGGAAAAGAGGTTAAGTTACCTTGTAGAATGGGAACCATTCAAATAGTAAAACACAAACCTAAAGAGTATACTGGGAAGAGTCTTCGAATTGATTATGCTGAGAGCAAGAAAGCCGGTAAAGTTATTTATCATTTAAATGAACATTCTAACTTCTATAAATATAGAATATATTGGAATAAACAGAATATGATAACACCAAATAAAACCAAATATCAATTGGTGATGACAAGGGATAATAAAAGGCATCTTGCTCAGATTATCAAAAATCATATTAGAGATTATAGAGAATTATGATTACAAAATTAACTTCAATTAAAACGGTAATTGCTAAGATAATTGCTGATCTAGATTTGAAAGAAGACGACATCCGTATATCAGATGTACGAAGTTGGTGTGGAGAAGCAATTGAAAAGATTGGCGCTGTTACACAGTTTATTCCAAAAGTATCTGGTCAAGATGGTACTCCAATTACAAAATTGTGTGGACATCAAGCATCGTTACCATGTGATCTTCATCAATTACATCAAGTTGCATATTCTTTCAATTGTGATGGACCTTGGTTTCCTATGAGGAAAGCTACAGGTTCATTTGCTGTTTGGGGACATGACAAATGTTGTTGCAATTGTGGTTGTTATGATGAACTTGGCCACAAAAAGGAATGCCGTCATAATAATTGCTGTGAACATTGTGACCCAAATATGATTGTACAAGAGGATACAATGGTTAACTTGGTAGTGGATATGATTGGTAACATAGATAAAACAGAGGCTTTAGAATTACTAAATACCAATCAAAATCTACGTACAATTATTTCAAATCTTATAAACGAACGTACACATAACGATGGGTTCAATACAGCAAATCCTAGTGGTGGATTGCAATATAGTATCAAACCTGGATTTATAATGTGTAATGTTCCGTCAGGTTACTTAAAATTATCATACAGTGCGATACCTACCGATGAAGATGGATACGCTTTAATACCAGATTTAACTTCTTATACTGAGGCTATATACTGGTATGTTACAATGAAACTGAAGTATCCTGAGTATTTGAATGGCAAGTTAAATCGAGAAGTGTACTACGATATTAGAAGATCTTGGAATTTTTATAGAAACCAAGCATATGCTGAGGCATTGATGCCAAATGAAGATGGTATGGAGTCTATTAAAAATAATTGGAATAAAATCGTTCCAGAATTTAGAGATCACAATACTTTTTATTCACATACTGGGGAAAGACAAATAATTTATAACGCAAATGAACGCTACTAGACAAACAAATACATTTTCTGGGGGTCTTAGTATGGACGTAGATTATTCCGTATTGAAAGATAACCAGTATATATATGCAGAGAACATTCGTATACTAACGAATGAAGGATCTTCTTTTGCAGCAATGCAAAATATAGAAGGATTTTTAGCGTGTAGACCTTCTTCAAATTTGTCTGGTGAAACTATCATACATGTTACCACAGTAAGAGATTGGGCGATTGTCTTTACTAAGATTAATGGTACAAATAACAATAATGTATATAGAATTGATTTTTCTAGATCACAAGAAGAACCAATTGTAACGAAAGTAGTAACCAATAGACCTTTAGATATAACAGTTTCGTCTAATAATGTTGCTGCAATTAGTAGTGTATGTAGATGGGAAGCAAGTAATAATGTAAAAGTATATTGGGCAGATGGTCATTCACAAATTAAAGTAATCAATGTGGATGATGATCACATATCTAGTAATTCATCTATTACTTCGGATACTATAGTAATGCTACCAAAGGCTACATTACCTCCATTTGAATTTAATGGATTTGGAACAGGTAGTTTAGAATCTGGAATGATACAGTACTGTTATCAATTGTTTAAAGTAAGAGGTACAGAGTCTGCGATATCTCCACTTACTCCTCTTTATCATTTGAGTGATGGAGACCAAAAAACTAATTACAATGCTGTAAAAGGAAGTTCTAAAGGACAAAATACTGGTAAGTCCATAAAGTTACAAGTAAGAAACAATAGCACTGGATTTGATAGGGTTAGAATAATCTCTTTATTCTACAAGGCAAAGAATGAGGTACCTGTAATATCTATAGTAGATGATATAGTTATTGGCACTGGTTCTGTAATAAACTATGAAGATAAAGGTGGTAGTTTAGTATCAGAATTAAGTATTGATGAATTTAATTCATTAGCTAATTATACGTTTATACCTGAAGTAATAGAATCTAAAGATAATAGGCTATTTGCTGCCAATCTTACTGAGGAAACATGGGATGTAGAATATGATGCTAGAGCATTTAGAGCTAATTCTTCTGGCAATGTATTATTGTTATCTAACTCTGGCTCTTCATTAAACTTTGCTTTATCTGCATTAACTACTACAAATATACCTAAAGATCATGATTGTATATGCCCATTTAATGTTGATGGTAGTGCTTATAAATACACTACTTCTCCAACAGGAGGATATATACAAGGTGGTAAAGGTAAGAATGTGTCTTATAGGTTTATTACTACAGACTTGCTAGAAGATGGATCTACCACATCAAGAGGAATGGTAAATGAAGAATTTACATTTAATGCCTCATCAAGATCTCTTACTAGTCTAGATATCAACTACGAGGGAAATGACAAATCAAATTCAATAAGTTTATCATCTGGTAATAAGATACCAAACTATTCTAATGCTGAAATAGAATCCAAAGTAAAAGGATATATGAGGGATGAAATCTATAGATTTGGTATTGTATTATACAATAAACAAGGTTTAGCATCCCCTGTACATTGGATAGGTGATATAAGGATGCCATCTAATAAAGATTCTGGTTATAAGTTTTTTACTTCCAATGAGGCTAGTGATTATGGATCTAATTTATCAGTTGTTACTAAACCTCTTGGTATTGAATTTGAAGTAAAGAATTTACCATCAGATGTAGTAAGATATGAGATAGTTAGATGTGAAAGAACATTGTCTGATAGAACTATATTAGCTCAAGGTGTAGTAAGTTGTATTACAAATTATGACAGAGATTCTAACATCTTAACACCATTCCCATATCTAGCTTATTCAAATAAGCATGGTTACTATGCAAAGACTCATAACGATGGAGATTTTCAATATACTTTTAACTTATCAGATACGCAATCTAATAATTATTTCATGTTCGTGTCTCCAGAGATAGCGATTAACAGAGAAAATGCAGATGCGTTAATTGATAAGTTTCAAACAGTTGAAAAGGTAGGGGTTATGACGTCTCCTATTACTGCAGATGGTGACTGGGGTATTGTAGATGGTTCTCTAAAAGTATTAGCAAATGCTAGATCTATAAAGTATGATGGTTCCACAATAAAACCAACTAAATCATTAGGAGGTCAATCTAGTAATGGTTATGTGTCTAGTGGAGCAATAGTAATAAACAATGATGATTTTTATTCAGCATTGCTTGCTAAATACTATGGTTTATATGTTGAAAATGGTGTTCAATCTGCTGCAATAGAAAGTGCAAAATATGCAGGACCCAGTAGTCCTTGGTTAACAAATGGTGATCAACCTTGGTATAATGCTGAAGCAATTACTATTGGTGATAAAGTATATTATAACTGGGTGTGGGATAATATTAGAACTGCAGGAGACAGTGAAGTAGATAAGACTGATGCAAATAATGTTAGAAAATATGGTCCTCATGGAATATGTGCCATATTCAAGAGTGACAACATGGTTGCTAATATACCACTAGCTGTAAGTACTTCTAGTTACAGATATGTCAATGCAGTTGTTTTGTGTAATATAAAGCAAAGCGTAAATGCATATGGCGGTAATTCATACTCTGCTATACAGAACTCTGTATATATTACTACTGGTGCTAGTGCTGAATCTAGTGTTTCCACAGTACTGTGCTATGGTGGTGATACATATCTAAATATATTTGATTATAATAACTGTATGTTTAGTTATAATACAGATGATTATTATAACAATAAAGCAAATAGATTATTCTTAGGTGCTTTCATACCATGCGAGTCAAGTGTTAATCTAGCACTAACTCATGCGGATTCATCTATAAATAGAACTTATCAAGCTGGTGATGGATATGCTAATCACTTTGTAGAAGACGATATAATTACTGTTGGTGATTTATATACTCAGAACACTCCATCATATGCATACAATGATGCTTACTCTGCTCAACCTAATGCAAAAAAGTTTGTAGCTAAATCTATTTACAATATAGATAATTTATTAACAGATACTCGTATCATATCTTCAGAGCTTAAAACAAATAATGAAGTTACTGATTCATGGACAAAATTCAAAGTAGCCAATTATCTTGATGTAGATACTAGATTTGGACCAATTAATGATATGAAGTTGTTTAAAAACAATTTAGTATTCTGGCAAACAGACGCTTTTGGCACAGTTGCAGTAAATGAACGTTCTATTATAACTGATAATAACCCAGGTACTCTTACTCTAGGTACTGGTGGTATACTAGACAGATATGACTACTTTACTACAATGAATGGTGAAAGTCCAAACCAGTTAAGAGCAAATACTCAATCAGATAGTACTGTATACTGGTATGATAGTAAACGTAATGAGATATGTGGGTTTAATGGTCAATTACAAACAGTATCTAAATTAAAAGGAGTTCAATCTTATTTGAATAAGAATAAAGACTTGTTTAAAAAAGATCCTATTGCGGTTTATGATAAGAAATACAATGAAGTTCTGTTTACTCTAGGAGATAAAACATTAGCGTTTAATGAACAACTAGGAGTATTTACTTCATTCTATAACTATAATCCAGACTATTACGCAGAGTTTAGTGATAAACTATATTTATTTAAATCATTGAAACTGTTTAAATATAATGGTGGTGAACAAGCTGATTTAGATTCTGACAAAGCAAAGGTATCTGAAATAGAATTTGTAGTTAACAAAGATTATCCACAAACCAAAACATTTGATAATGTTGAATATGGTGGTGATTTTACTACAGATACTAATTTTGATTTGATCCTATTTACTACAAAAAGACAGACTAGTGAAACATTAACTAGTGAAGATATTGATTACAGGGAGGATACTTATAAATTTGCAATCCCTCGTAATTCTTTGAAGCTTAATGAAGTAGAACAACTGGCTAACAAATCATACAAAGATAGGATGAAAGGAAAATATCTTATCTGTAATTATAAGTATGATTGTAATGGTGGTAATGAATTTAAAGTACCATATATTAGCACAGCTTATAGATACTCAATGATATAATATGAAAAAGAAAAACAATAAAAAGACTATACCAGCATATGCGTTTGGCATGGATCAGTTGTCAAACTACCTTGGTGGAGCTAATGTATTTGGCTCTGCCATTTCTGGTTTATCAGAAGAAGGTTCAACAGGTGATGTTGCAGGTAGTACTATTGGCAGTGCAGCTTCGTTAGCCGGTGCTGGTCTCACTGTAGGTGGTCCTATTGGCGCCGCTGTTGGTGGTGGATTAGGATTGGTAAGTGGACTTATTGGTTCAATTAAACGTAAAAAGCAAATGCAAGCATTACGACGCAGAAAGGAAACCCTCAACAAGACCAAAATAGGTATGAATGCTGCAGCTGAAACTGAAGGGGAATATTGGGATAATAATGATCTTGCATATACATTTGAGAATGGTGGAATACTCCCAGACTTAGCGTACTTGGACAATAACGAAGTGGTCAGAGATGACTCTGGTAATATTGTTCAAGTTCCAAACACACAACCTGGCACAGATAATCATCTAGTGGATGCATCTACTTTAGAATCTGTATTATCTGACAAGATTAAAAGACCAGGTACAAATCGTACATTTGCTAAGGAAGGACAAATATTATCTAAAATGACAAAACCTAGCAAAGGCAAAGATATATTTGCTGAAAATACAAACAGATTAAATAAAATAAATGCTAACAAAGCTTATAATAAATTGTTAGCAGAACAAGAAGCCGTTAAAGCTGCAAAGGGTGTTAAGCCCAAAGTAAAAGGAATACCTGCATATGCAGATGGTAAAGGTAAAACTGTAGACGATGTTAGAAGTAAGATGAACGCAGATACATACGCTGCATATTCTGATTTCTTCGATGAACTCGGTACAGGATTAAATAAATTTGGTGAAGCATTGGGGTATTTTCCAAAACGCATATTTGGTCCTCTTATAAATAACAAGGGTATAACTGACGCTGTAAAATCTGCAAGAGATACAAAACCTTCTGTCACTTCTATCAATTACACTGGTGACTTCAACGTTGGTAAAGTATTTAACAGAAGAACATCTATGAATCCTTTATCAATTGGCTCTCCTACTACTGATGCTTGGTTTTCATATCCAACACAAATGATAGATGCAATCACATATGCAAACGATGAACCAATCTCTGTTGATATACCTCTTTTACCGATTGAATCTGAACCAACTGTGACAAACACGTACACAAATGCATCGAATAAACAAGTTACAAAAACCCCTAGTACTACTGGTTCTGTAACCACCAAAAAGACAACCAAACCTAACATTACTAAAACTACTACTCAAAGATTATCTGAACCAACAATGCCACTAGTAAACACTAGTATGGCAATAGATTGGAAGGATGTTGTTACTCCAGTAAATATACCAACATCTGCAGATGAAGCTACTAAGAAACGTGCACTTGGTAAACCAAAAAGTGGATATTCACCAGATTGGTTATCATTGGCTCCTACAGTGTATAATACTTTACAATCATTAAGAGGACCAGAAGAAGAACCATTAGTATTAAATCCATATGCTGGTGCAGTTAGAAGTACAATGGCTAGACGTAGAATGAATATTGAACCTGCAAGATTAGCTAACAGTAGATCAAGGGCCATTTCAAATTATAACTTAGCAAATATTAATGCTAATACTGGTGCTAATTTAGCAGCAAGAACTCAAGCTGCTGTTGATGAGTATGCTTCTAATGCAAACATGTACGCCACTAAACAAAATGCTGACAATGCTTACTTAGGAGAATACGCAAATACTCTTAATAATTTAGGACAACAATTTGGACAAAGTGAAAATATGTACAACGATCTTAATGCTAGAAACAGAGCTGCTGCTAGAAACTTTGGAGCAACTGCAACTAGTCAACTTGGTAAATGGTCTCAAGTAAATAGACTAATGCAAAATCAATCTAGTAGGGATCAAATGACACTACCATTCTTAGCTGATTTCTTAAGTCAAGGATTTACTAAAGAACAAGTGGATAATTTATTAACAAGAACTAGAAATAGAGTTTAATATGGTAAATAGATATGACAATCCTGCACAAGCAGAATTCATAAATACATATGTTCCAATTCCATTTGAACAATTGTATACACTTGGGAAGCAGGCAAAAGAAAACGTAGATCAAGCATTAAAAGATTATTCAACAGCTTTGGATAAATGGGCTGAATTTCAATCTCCATCCGCTGCTGACACAAAAGCATACTATGATGAAACTTATGGTAGAGCTTTGCCTGTGGCTGAAGAATTGTCTAAAAACTTAGACATGATAAAAACTGCAGAAGGTAGATCTAAGATATATTCAGCAATAAACAATGTAGACAGAGCTAAATTAAGTATGCTTCGTCAAAGTGCTGAAGGTTTAAGAGAGAGACAAAAAGTAAATCAACGTCTAATGCTAGAAGGTAAATATAATCCCTTGTGGCACGATGTTGATTTTACTGGTTATAACACACTTACTTCAGGTATTTATAATGATGTATCTCCACTAGGTTATCAATCAATAAAAGATCTTACAGATAAATATGTAAATAATCTTAAAGATAGCTATTTGGGTAGATCCAATGGTTTTATTCATACTGGTGTAACTGGGGATCAAATTAAAAAAATATTGGATGAAAATAAAAGTGGTATACTATCTACTCCTGAGGCTCAAATGCATATGCAAGTGTACTTAAAACAGAACCCTGGAGCAACCGCTGAAGATGCTGCAAATGCTTTTATGGAAAGAGCATATATAGATAATCAAGAATACATTAGAAATAATATTACAGTAGACCCATATGCAATGCAAGCTTTGAAAGAACAACAAGCTTTAAGAGTTGCAGCTACACGAAAAGGAAAAAATGGTGAACAACCAACTGATTATCCAGATGCTTATACTAAATTGTATAATGACGCAGTAGTTCAAGAAAAGCGTCAAATGCAAAATAATCCAAATCTAACTAGAACAAGATCATTTATAGAAGGTCAAGCATCTATGATACAAACTTTAATGGATGCTGCTAATGCCTTAGAACAAGGTGCTATTACTCCGGAAGAGTACAACACTATGTATAAGGCATACCAAGAATCTGCATCAAAGAACTACAGTAATGAAGCTATGGCAAATGCTTATGCAGAGGATGTTAGGGATATGTTTGCTAAACAATCTGATATATTCCCAGCTGTTGGAGTAAAACAAGAAAAGTTACCATTGTACTATGATACTGCGTCCAGGGTGTTGAACGAACTTACTTATCCTACTTCAGGATTAGTTATGAACCGTTACAATAAAATAAAATCTTCTAAAGAAGTAGAAATTAACAGTAATGATGCTATAACTAATGGATTTACTATTCCAGATACTAATGGGTTAATATTGTCCACAGACTTTGTAAACAAAGTAATGAAGGTTCCTTCTATGAAATACACGGTTCAGGACAATTCAAGACTTAATAGAAACTTTGCAGAAGACCTAAAATCTGGAGTATTCCAAGATGTTATAAAGGTGCCTAGAAACAAAATAATGGTAGGTGAATCCAATGGCCAACCACAATTATTTCAAAGGGTTAGTGTTAAGATACCTATTCAGTCTATAAGAAATGCTAACTATGATGTTGACAGTTTTAAAGAAATGGTTAATAAAACTATGGGTTTAACATCTGAAGTTGGTTTAAGTGTTAAGCCAATAAAAGGTGAAAGTGTGGAAGATGCGTGGGGTCACTCTGACACTAGAGGTGGTGCAGCTCTTACTGGAGAATACTTTACATTTGATGCAATGGAACCAATTGATCCACATGGTATGACAAGAATGACTTTTGATCAAGAAGTCAATAAAGAACATGGTGGGTCTAAACTACAAAATGATTTATATGATAGTTCATATAACGAATCATATTCTTCTGATATCGAACTTTATCAAACTATGCTTAATCTGTTACAATAATATATGGAAACATCTATATTAGACAAATACAATGCTGGTTTAATTCCTTCTAAAACCAATGCCACTACTGCCGCTATACGGCAAGTAAATGCACAGCATTCCCCTTTAACAAAAATTAAAACAGGGTACGATCGTGAATTGGAACAAACTCCAATTGATGATTATGAAGAAATGTATCTATTGGACAAAGAAAATCCAGAGGAAACTCTTAAAGATAAGAGCTACTTAAAAGATGCATGGACCACTTTTATGAATAGTAGAGATCAAATCAATCTAATGTCGGAAAGAGCTAAATTAGCTAAGGATATAAATCCCGTATTAGATGATATTGATTATGAATTGAATTTTCTTAGTGATAAGCAAAAGCTTAAAAATCTTGAAAATACTATTCCTACTTTGGATGAGAATTCTGAAGAATACAAAAATGCAATATCTGAATACTTTCAACTCCAAAGAACATTAGCAGATAGACAAGAGCAATACGATAGCATCTTGTCTAAATATGGTGAAAAAGAAGGTGATAACATTGATGCGAGAATTGAATATCTAAGTAATTCTAGAAAATCGTGGGAAGAAGAAAGATCTAAAGTAAATGAAGAAATAAATAATATATACTCTAACTTACGAGAAAGATCTGAAAATTATACACCGTCTTCTGAATTTAGAATAAAGGAACAAAGAGCTCAAGATAAACCTTGGTATTCCCCAGATTATTTCTTATACGCTGGTCCAGGTTTAACAGGTTCTTCTATGGCAACTGTTAATGGTTATATTGCAGATGCTTTAGCTACTGGAGCTTTATGGTTAGGTAGACATTATGCTACTACTGGAGCATTGAACGCTGTCCCTGGAATTGGTGCTGCATCTAATTTAATTGGGTGGGGTAGTGCAATTGCAGCTACTGCAGCTAGTGTTGCTGGTAATATATACAGTAGACATAGAGAGTCTCTAGCTCAAGTATATGGTGCGTATAGATCTAGAATTGAAGATAGTTTAAAGGAACAAGGTATTGACATTAAACAATATGCTGAAATTGGTAGAAACCAGTTAAAACAACAAGACCCAAATATAGATGTTTCTAAGATCTCTGATGATGAGATAATAGATAGAGTTATATCTGGAGAGATAAACATAAATGATGCAACTCTAGCAAATGCCAAAAGATCCTTAAAAGATGGATTAGAAAGAGTTTATGATAACAACATGGCATTATCTGCTATGGATGTTGCTCAATCTGCCTTAGTATTTGCACCTCTTGGCAAAGCTATGGGTAAAATAATAACAGCTCCAATTAAAACTGCTTTAAACCCATTATTAAAAACAGGTACGAAATTAAGCGAAGCTGCAGCAAGTAAATATAACAAACTTATAGACGCTTATACCGGATTTAATGCCAGGCTTGCATACAATTCCCCAGTAAAAAATGCTAGTCTGCAAGCTGCCAAAGCACTTGGTAGATTGGGTTTTTCTGCTACTGGAGAAGCGTTTGAAGAAGCCAATCAAGATGTATTTGATTATGATTATATTTCTGGTAAGTATGATGGAAAGTCTAGCAGTATTTTTCAATCTTTAATGGGCTTAGCTGACGCCAATTATCGTACTGCAAAAATATTATCTGGAATAGATACTGAATCTGAATTAGCAAATGATCCACAATTTTGGAATGATGTAAAAGGTGGTTTTGCATTAGGTTTATACATGGGTGGACCTACAATTGCTTATCATTCTGGGTTAAAGACTTACAAAGACATGACTGCCAATTCTTTTGTAAGAGACGTAGTTGCAGATCACATTGGTAAAAAAGATGCAATGATCAAAGCTATGTCATACTCTGAAATGGCAAATAAAAAGTTGAATTATCAACAAAATGTACTTGATGTACTTGAAAATTATAAGTATAATTTGCCAGAAGGTATTACTGAACAAGATTTAAATGATGAAATAGCTACTGCAAATAACATTTTCAGTTTATCTAAATCCAAAGTAAACCAAAATATTGGTAAGACTATTGGATACAATCCTGGAACTACTGAATATAATACTTTAATTGGATTGCAACACTTGGCTACAATAGATGCACAAGAAGCACTTGACAATGCCAATCAAGCACAAGAGGCAGACAATGCTTTCTATACTACTTTGGAAAATGATCAAATGTTAAATCATTATTCTCCAGAAGAGAAGCTTACTGCTGTTGCATTAACTAAGTTAAACATTCAAAAGCAAGCATTAGAACAATTAAAAACAGCACTCGAATCTAAGCCAGAAGAAAATCAACAAAAGTTTGGTATAACGAATGAGTCAAATGCTGTTGGTAAATCTATTTCAAAAGAAATACCTAATATATTAAAAGACATAGATGCTAAACTAAATCAATTATCAGAAGGTACTAGATTCAGTTCAAACTTCATAGCCACTCCAAATTTGGTTAACAAAGGTATTGATAGTTATGTCAACACAATGATTGCAAATCATGACCTTTTGGTAGCTGAGCATAAGATGAATGAAATATTCGGCAATACTTTGGAATATGGTAAACTTATAAACTTCAACAACGCTTCTAATGAATCAAAAAAGAAGATAGGTAAAAAGATAAAAGAAAGAATTGATAATTATATAAACAATTCAGATGAAGCATCAAAGATAGTAGAAGAAAATGCAAAGGATGTTGTTGAAGCAGAATCTGCAAAAGAAATGTCTAGAGAAGCAGCTAATCAAAGTGATGATCAACAACCTATTACTAACAACGAAACTCAAGTAGATAATCAAGTAGCTACTGAAGTAGAGCAAGAAAAGGCAACGTCTCCAAAAATTCTTATTATAGATGACAGGGCTACTTCTGACATTGATACTAAAATACCAGTAGTAGAGAAGGAAGTAAAAGAAGATGAAGAATTTCCTACTAAAGGATTAGAAGAGTTAAGTAAGGAGTTTGAAGAAACCTTAGCCAAAGTAAAAGAAAAAAAACAAGAAGATACTGAAAGGAAACCTAAACCTGAGCCTAAACCAGTTGTTGAAACTCAAGAAGACGAAGAGGATGAAATAGAATTTGAGCGAGCTGATGAAAAAGCTCTGATAGATCTTGCAAATTCTGAAGCTGTTCCAGACGAGGATGATAAAAAAGTATCTGAAACTTATGAAACTTCTAATCCTGAAGTAACTGAAGAATCTCAAGTAAAATGGGCCCGTAAGAAGATTGCTACAGAATCTAAAATGAACAAAAGAGCAGATATGGACTCTGAGACTAGAGATTTGGATGAATCTTTAGAAATTGAGGAAATGGTACAAGATAAAGTATCTCATACACTGTTCTTTAATCCTGATGCTACAACGCCTATTTATCCTGGTACCAAGCCAGGCAAGGAATTAGCAGAGAGAATAAAAGATCCAAACTTTTTTAATGATAGTTTCTGTGAGTTTGTTATAAATAAAGATTATACAGAAAAGGGGCATAAACCATATAAAGAAAATGATCCTAGTACATATGATTCTGCATCTATAATAATGTTAATTCATCATGGCACTGGCGATTATGCAATGGCTTTGAAAACTCCTTCTGGAGCTAGAACTTTCTTAGCAGCAAAATTAGCTAGCATACCTAAAGAAAGGCTTACAGAAGAGGATATTAATCTTATTAATAATGCTAATGATTTATCTATAGCAGATTTACGTAGATTTAGAAATGCAGTAATTTCTACAATAGAGTCTGCAACAAATGATGAAGCTGTAGTACCTAGCACAATAGTTAGAACTAAAGGAATACCTAATGTTGTTAGAAAAGATGGTAGAGCTGTATTCAGACCAATACACGAAGTAAAAGGCTTACAGATACCAACAGAAATTACTGAGATTACTCCAGAAAATGTAACATTTGGTATAAGTGATGGTATTGTAAAAGATTCCGATATAATAGGAGCCAATGGTGAAATGTTGCCAGGTAAAGGGGGTAGTGGACAATTATTTATTTATCCACCAAAATCTAGTACTTTATCAAATCAAATGTTGCCATTACAATTAACTCTTCAAAGATTTGACAGGAAGCAAGCTGAGTTTTTAGCTGACTTGTTAATCAATTATGGCACTAATCCTAACTCTGAATATAGAGATACAGGAGTTATTGCTGGAGAATTAATTGACTTTATGGTTAGATTTGGAGATGCTACCAAAGTAACCACTGCAGATAAAACATTTGATTGGTTAAAAGAAAAGCAATTGTATATTGATGATAAATCCAATCTAATAGTTGGTGAAAAAACATTCAATATAGGCAATTTATCTACTCAGGATAAAAAAGACATAGTTGAAGCTTTAATGGGATTCCATTGGCGTGTAGCTAGAAAAAATTTCTTTAGACCAGTAAAAGAGGCATTACCTTCAATATATGATTATTTTAATCATAATTCTATTGACTCACTTGATATTATTCCAGGCGTATCCTTTACTAAGGATGACTTCATTTCTTATACTCCAGTTTATACTATGGGAGTATTAGAAAAAGCTGGTATAATAAGAAGTGACTTAGATGATCAACTATTTAAAGATTCTTTCGCATATGCTGAAGACATTCAGAAAGTACCAAGAAAGATCAACAATACTGAAATAAAAGAAGCTGCTGAAAATAAAGCTAGTTCATTGCCAAATATTCCTAGTATCCCAGAACCACAGGCAGATATTACTAAAGATGTTACAACTTCTGAAGCCACTACTCAAGATGATTCTTATATAGATGAAATAACTAATGATGGAGAAATAGATCCTTTGAGCCTGGGTATTGATGAAGATTTTGATATACCTACTCGTAAAGTTACAGGTAACATATCAGAAGTAGTAACTCCAGAGGAAATTCAATGGTTTAGAAATAAATTAGGATTACCAGAAGATTCTTTACATATCGTTGAAGATGCTATTGCACTTGGTGGTAATGAGTATGCTATGGGTCTTGTTAGAAAAGATTCTACCATACTGTGGAAAGGTGCAGAACGTGGTACATTGTATCATGAAGCATTCCATAGAGTATCATTATTAACTATTTCTCCAAAGGAAAGAAAGAAAATTTATGAATTCTATAGAAATAGAACTGGTTTTGTTGGAAGTGATAAACAAGTAGAAGAAGCTTTAGCAGAAGACTTTAGGCAGTATATGCTGAATAAAGTAGATCCTGAATTAAATCTTCTTAAAAGAGCTTGGAAAGCTATTAAGAATTTCATAAGTAAATGGGTTTGGAGAACCGATACTAGTATTGATAATATTTTTAATAGAATCGATTCTGGTTATTACAATAGATCCAAACAAGATTCGGCTGCTGTAAATGAATTTCTTGCTGCATATAAAGGTGCAGGTGCTCCATTTAAAATAAGAAATCACAAATTTAAAAACATTACTAACACACAATTCAAAGAAACTGTAAATTCACTTGTAGGTGCTTTATTTACATTAAATAACATAAGACTACGTGATGATTTGCAAAATCTTAATTATGGAGTGTTAAAAGCTGCATTAAAACCAGATATAACAGCCAAATTAGTTGAAAAAGGAACTATTACTAAGGAACAAGGAGAAGTTAGAGATGAAATCTACAATACGTTCGATACTGTATTTAAACCTGAAATCATAAATAAATTAAATGAGTATCAAATAAGAGCAGTAGATAAACAAGAAAACATTGATGCAGAAATTGATGAAAAAGCAGTTGGTAATAGCGTAGGAGATCAAATGGCTAACTACATTCAAGAACAACTGTCTGTTTCAGTTAAAGATAATGCTCTTGCATCTATAAAAATTTTCATTGCGACAATGCCTAGAACAGAATTTGTAATGAAACAAAAAACAAATCCTGATGGCACTGTAACCCAAGTACAGGGTGTTGCTGCAATAAAGAGCCCTGTTACAGGTTTACCTCTAATGGTAGATTTTGATAAATCTTGGAATACTATTATTAATGAGATCCACTCTGAAAACACATTCAAAGGGATGATGGACAAGAGTGCAAAACTTGCTAAAGTAGCACCGTTATTTAAAACTCTGTATAACGAGTTATATAAGGTTACAAACGAATACGTGCAGAAGAAAGGTATTCAAGAGGATGAAGCTCAAAAAATAGCAAGAGAGAACTTACAAACTCAGTTTAGAAATACGTTCCGTAAAGCTAGACATAAGTTAGTTGGTATTTTATCAGAAAAAGTTGAAGATGAGAATGGTAATGAACAAACTAACTTATATGTTAAAGATGAAAATGCAAATAAGGTATCTAAAAACATATTAGAAGGTTGGAACTATAGTTTAATAACAAATGGAAGCGTATTAGACACTTCTGATAACTTATTCAAAGCAAAAGTTAGTGAATCTGAAGAATTCATAGCTAGAGAAATCAACAATGAGTTTAATAAAATAATAAAGGTTGTAGAGAAATATAAAACTACACCTAACAAAAAATTAGTAAATGGTCAAACTTACAAAGAATATGTACCAGAAAAGCTAATTACTATTAAGAATAAGATAGTTGATTTACTCAATAAAGTTGGAGTAGGAATTGATTTAGAGTCACTAAATTCTTTCCTTACTAAGGAATATTACAATTCAGATCCTACTGAAGCATTAGTTTCAATGTTATCAGATAGATCCAATAAGAGTATATACTTCTTCTTTAATTCCAAAGTAAAGGATTTGGCAAAAATTCAAGAAAGTGGTGTAATTCCTGGTCAATACAATAGAAGTATTACAAAGTATTATGCTGATTCTAAATTCTTAGGAAGACTTGCTGAGACATATGCGATGTTGCATCCTTCTTCTGATGAATTATCAGTATTAGTTACTGATGGTAAATTGTTATATCCTATATCAGAACACAATTATTTGTCTGATATGGTTCAAAGATTGGATAATGATCCAGTAACGGTAGAAGCACTTACCAAAGTGCTATACAATACTGGTAATAATGACAATCCTAATTATTTCAAGGGTTCTGTATTGTTAACAAATTTGTATAATAATGCGGATACTAAAGGTAAAATAGGGTTTGAAACACTTGTATACTTTAAGGAACAAGGTAGTGCAGATAAAGGACGTAAGTATACAGAAATATCCCCTCTTGAAGACTATATTGCTAAAATGACATTTACCAGAGCAGGTAGAATTGTCTTACCTACTATGGGTGATTCTCAAACATATAATACGTTGTATGGTACTGCAATAAATAACTTTAAAAATCCATTTGATGTAAGTAATGGTGAAAGATTCTTAAAAGATTTATCAATTACTTTGAAACTGAATTAGATACCATTGAATTTAATTACAAGAATGAGAAGAATTTGACTGAAGAACAAAAAATAAAGAACTATGATACTGGAAACAGAAACGGTTATAGATTCAGATACTTCAACGGATTCTTTAAATTGAAAGAAAGACCTACATTAAATGGTATTGAATTTGAAAAAGATTTTTCAAACTTTAATGAAGCATTAGACCTAGCAGAAGATCTTGGTGGTAATAAATATGGAACTTCTATTATTTCTCAAATAAGAAATAATTGGAATAAGTTCAGTAATGCTGAGAAAGCAAATCTAATGAATAACTACCTATGGGATGCATTTAAAGATGAGTTAGATTATGCACAAGAATTAGGTATAATTAAATGGGATGGTAATAAAATAGCTAGTGTAACGAGTTTAGCATTACCACAGAAAGCATTAGAAGAAGCATCTTCACATTATAAGAAATCTGCAACAGTTTCTAATTATAGCGAAAATCTTGGTGCTGCTGAAATGATTGGTAATTATTTCGCCAATACAATTTCTTCAGTAATTGAGTTTGAGAAACTTTTCATAAAAGACCCAGCTTATTATAAGAATCCTGTAGATAAAATTAAACGTCTACGTGAAGTATTATCCACCGGTGTTACTCCAAGAATAGACTACGAAGAAGGAAACCCAATGGCAGACCTTACTGAAGTAAATGTAGGTACATTATCGGATAACATTATAGTAAGTAGACAAGCTGATCAAATTGCAGAGTACGCTAAAAGATCTGCAGCTATACGATTACTTCAGGAAATGCATAACATGACATTAGATGAAGCAATTAGAACTTATGATAGTTCTGAAGCTTTACCTCAGGATGTAGAAGATGCAGCTAATCTTATAGTAAGAGATAAATTTGATGGTTATCTTAATCCAAAAGGTAAAGTAAACCAAACTGATGCCACGGTACTAATATC